TCATGCCAAACCCAGCTCCCGCAGATACCCTTCCATTCGGGCTTCCAGCTCGGCAAGATCGTCCTTGAGCCGTGCCCGCTCGCTGCGCACAGCCTTCAGGTCAATCTCGGCCTCCTCCTCGAAGGTATCGACGTAGCGAGGGATGTTCAGGTTGAAATCGTTCTCTGCGATCTCTGCCTTCGTGGCGCGGTAGGCGTATTTGTCCACCGTCTCGCGGGCTTGATGCGTGTCCACGATCTTGGCCAGGTTCGCTTCGCTCAGCACGTTCTGGTTGGTGCCTGCCACGAACTCGCGGCTGGCGTCGATGAACAACACGCTGTCATCCGCCTTGCGCTTGCGGAAGACAAGGATCGCCGCCGGGATACCAGTGCCGAAGAACAGCTTCTCCGGCAGGCCGATCACTGCGGCGAGCAGGTTTTCCTCGACCAGCTTCTGACGTATTTTACCCTCGGTCGATCCCCGGAACAGAACGCCGTGCGGCACCACCACGGCCATGCGCCCGCTGCCCGGTTTCAGGGTCTCGATCATGTGAAGGATGAAGGCGTAGTCGCCCTTGGTCTTGGGAGGGATGCCCCTGCGGAAGCGGGCGAACTTGTCGGTATCTGCCGCTTCGGTCCCCCACTTGTCGAGGCTGAACGGCGGGTTGGCGACGACCACGTCGAAGTGGCGCAGCATGTCGTCCGAGGTGCGCAGCTTGGGGTTTCGGATCGTATCGCCCCATTCGACCTGATGGTTCTCTTCGCCATGCAGGAAGAGGTTCATCTTGGCGAGCGCCCAAGTCGAACCGATGGCCTCTTGCCCGAAAAGTGCGTAGCGCTTCGTGCCGGTGCGTTCCCGGATCAGCCGCCCGCATTTCATCAACAGCGAGGCCGAGCCGCAGGTCGGGTCGCAGATGTCGTCGCCTTCCTGCGGATCGACCAGCCGTGCCATCAGCTCGGAGACTTCGGCGGGGGTGTAGAATTCACCCGCCTTCTTGCCCGCCGTCGCCGCGAAACGCGAGATCAGGTATTCGTAGGCCCCGCCGATGATGTCGAGCGCGCCGACGCGAGACGGGCGCAGGTCGAGAGCGGGCTTGACGAAGTCTTCCAAGAGGTGGCGCAAGATGTCGTTCTTCTGCTCCTCGTCGCCCAGCTTGTTCGAGTTGAAGCTGATGTCCTGGAAGACGTCCTTGAGCTTGGTGCCGTTGGCCTCTTCGATGGCGTGCAGGGCCTTGTCGATCCGCTCGCCATTGCCAGCCTCGAAGCGACGCTTGTGCAGCGCATCAAACCCGGCACCCTCGGGGAGCGCGAACGCCTCTTGCTGCATCATCGCAGCGACGAGTTCGGGGGCGTCGGGGTATTCCGCCTCGTAGCGGGCTTTGTGGTCCTTCCACACATCGGAGATGTATTTCAGGAACAGCATGGTCAGGACGTAGTCCTTGTAGATCGAGGGATCGACCACGCCCCGGAAGGTGTCACACGCGCCCCATGCTGCCTTGTTGATTTCCTGCTGCGTAATGGGATTCATTGGGAAAACTCGCCTTTTGCGTGCCATCTATACACGGCAGGACAGTGGCGGCAATACAAGCGAACGGGCCGAGCTTTCGCACGACCCGTCGGATTTTTCTGCTGTTTTCAAGGCTACGGATTGATCGCTGCCGACTGCGCCAGCCGTCCCTGTGTAGGACTACTGCCCCCCGTACCCCGCGACCTCATAGGCCTCGTCCCTGGGCATCCAGCGCACATTGCCCGGCTCGTACCCGCGATCCCGGTCGACGCGGAACAGAGCGTACCGCTCACCGGGGGCTTCGCCGACGTCTGCGAGGAACACATGGAAGTCGCGCCAAGGCTCGTAAAGGGTGACGCCGGGGATGTGGTCCTTCGCAGCTTTCGGATTGATCACGGTATGGACGATATGAGACCACGCCTTGTACTCTTTGGTTTTGACGAGGCTTTGCCCAGGCTTTGCCGGAGTCCGTACATCAATGCGACCGACTTGGATGCGTTTCTTGGCGGCGGCGACCGAGATATTGCGGGTTTTCGCAACATACGCCGCAGCCTCCGTCAAACCAGGGAAAGGTTTGCCATCCACAACTTGCGGGACCTTGTTCCTGCCGCCAGACACACCGCCAGCGTGAAGGTTAAATCCGTTGGGTGCCAAAGTACCGAGCTTCCTGATCCAACGACGCTCCTTGTCCTCCAGGTCTTTCTTTGCTGCGCCACGGTCCAGCTCCACCATCGAAAAGGCGTCAGGACCGTGTTCACGAATTGCTGCATGCAGCGAGTCCAAGCCAGTGATCGATCCACGAGTGGCCTGATAGCAATGGAACTCCCAGCGACGTTCCAGGGTCTGAACGGTCAGCCCAACATAGGCTTTGCCCGACGCCCCATGACGGACCGCGTAGATGATGCCATCGGCAATTCCCCGATTGGGAACTCTGCAAAACGCCTCCTCAGGGGACATCCCTCCTTTGATCCATCGGTAGATGGTCTTCTCCGACGCCAAGGGCTGCAAATCCCTGCAAGCCTCCTTTAGGTTCGGGTAGCGCCGCCCTTCCGCCACGATCTCAGACACACGCCGTCGTCCACGCAGGCATTCAGGAAACAAAACATCCGCCGGGGTCATTTCTGCCTGCCGCCGCTTCAATGCGCGCCAGTACTTTTTATTATCACCGCCGAACAGAGCCTTAAAGCTCCCCGGACCCGAATTTGCAAGAGCTGCACCGCGATTAATGTGCGCACTTATTTTTTTCACACATAGCCCTCCTTTTTGGATTTAACTCCCAAAAATGGTGAGAAGCGACGATCGAGAGTCAACGAATTTATATCTTACCGACAGCATCTTACGATTTTCGCGCGCAACCAAGTGTAGCACTGACGCACCATTGGAACGGCAGAAAATTTTTCAGATGCAATGGAAATGTAGCCAGGAAGATTGAAGGGTAATATTTTCCAAATTCATTTCAAAACAGATTTTCCACAATTTGCAGCGTGCCGCCACGATAATTGCCAAGGCAACGGCAACGCTCATGTAATTCCGACTTCGTTCCAGCTACTGCAGCCTGTTTCCAGACGGCGCCCTATACCCACCCTGGGTCCCAGATTGGGCGCAGCCTGGAAACGTGTCGCTTAGGTGGTCGGGCGTGGTTTTCCTTCAATTCGGGCCAGAACGTGGCCCATTGATTCGCGCAGTCTGACGCGCTGTCCAGTGCATCGGTCCAGCAATCAGGGTGCAGGGTCGCGGTGCTGCCCTGGCGACCCGTCACCACAACCCCGCATCGGCCTCGCCTGCATACTGCCCTGCGCACCATCTCGACCATGATGACAGAGACGGCGTCGCGCGCGGCAATGGCGAGGGTATAAAGCGTGTGTCTGATCGGTCGTCGAGGCTTTATGGTCCTGACGTGAGAAGCCCGCCCAGATGGCTGTCTGAGCGGGCTTGTGAGTCCGTCTGGCGGCAGGGCGTGGCCGGTGGATGGTCCGGCTGAGGTCTACATGCCCCAGCGCGTCAGCGCCTCCTCTGCTTTGACCGGATCGTCCTTGATCCTATGGACCGTCTGCCGGGAGATACCTGCCTCGCGGGCAATCTCGCTGATCGTCACACCGTCCTGTGACAGCATGTTCTGGACCTGCGCGAAGGTTGCACGGTCGAAGCTGGGGGGCTTTCCACGGTACTTGCGCTTCGCGTCCGGTGACGCCTTGACGTGGTCGATACCAGCCTGCCGTGCCTCGGCCTTCGCCTTGGCATCGGCCTCTGCTATTGCCGACATGAAGGCGAGGATGGCATCGCGTGCAGCGCGCAAGGTGGGGTCTTCCAACTTGTAGTCGGCCTCGAAGGTCATGTTGTTGATGACGGTCTTCACGGTCACGCCCATGGCGTTGAAGTGTTCGATGACCTGCTTCACGTCACTGTAGGTCCGGCCCAGGCGATCCACCCAGCGCACGAGGAGCGTATCACCGGGCTGGAGGAGGTCATATAGACGCCTGCCCTGATCGCGCTCTTTGAGGACCGTCTTCACGCCGGATACGCCGTGATCAGTAATGACGTGGTTATCCTTGATCTCGTACCCGGCAGCGCGGGCCTGCGTGAGTTGGTGGTCGCTGGTCTGTCCGGCGGTCGAGACACGGACATACAGGACTGTCTTGGCGGTCGGGGTCATCTGGCACTCCATCTGTCCGTTTAACTTGCGTCCGTTTGTAGAGGTGTCCGTTAATGATTCGCAAGCTATTCGGACATGTTTTTGCGAGCGTTGCGGAGCGACCACAGAGGTATAGCCTATTGGACACAGAGCAGGATCCGAAACGGTCTAGCCGAAGGGTATCGGAAGCGATCCGGTGTGAACGGCAATGAGAGGCCCCAACGGAGGCAAACGAGGGGGATGACGTTTGGATTGCCGCTCCCTAGTGCGGCATGATCAGAAAGACGAAGATCGCGAGAAGGGCAAAAGAGAGGAACGCTTGCATCGCGCGATGATTACAACGGAGCGCTCCCACAGCAAGAGCCTGCGCAATAGGGCGCGAGCCGGGTGCCGCGATCAGAAATGGCGGTGGCGCTCGCCAGAGGATGGGTTCTCGCCGCTGGCAGACACAAAATGCTTTCCTGTCAAAACAAGCGAGCGTCAAGACAGCGTTGCGGCGAAATGGTCGCGAGTCAGTTCGGATTTGAGGCCGGAGGGGTCTCCAGAGCCGCGAGTTCGCCAATTGGGTCGGTTAGAGACATCTGACCAAAGGCCTCCGCTGCCAACTCCGGCCAGGCCACTGCGATCTCGGCGAGGATCATGTTGCGGGCCACCTGACATGCGAATGGGCGAACCTTGCCATAGAAGCTGTGTAGGTTACTCAGCTTGTGCCGCGCGTGATTCACGGCAAGCCGATCCAGATGCTCCCGCCCGGTCGGTGGCGGAGCGGCGGAATGGCGGCCTTGCCACCTGCGGCGTGCAGCGGCGTGCAGTTCTGCGAGCGTCAGAGATGTGTCGATTTCGATCTCGGCGCGAAGGTATGCTAGCTCACCCGGCGAAAGGGCACGGGGCGCTCTTGTGAAGGTTTCGGTCCGCTCTGCCCGCAGCACTGCGGGAAGGGCGTACAGACGCGCTGGGCCGGACTGCGGGAAGAATTCCGCTATCAGCGTGGAAGACCATCCGCGTACTCGGAGCTGACTATGGGTAACAAGCTGGACGCGGTGTGCGGACATGATTCACAGTGGCCGATGTATTGCGGCGCTATCGAGGTTGCCACTGGTCAAGGGAGCGTCCGACATCTGAATGGGTTGGGATCTGAGCTTAGGTAGCGCCGCGCGATGCAGCGGATAATGTATTGACCCCATATCGCAACTTTTTGACATTTTCCTCCGACACGGATCGACAGCCGCCTCGGGAGCATATACGCCGCATGCTCCCACTATATGAGCGCAGAAAAAGTTGTTACAAATCAGACCCATACGGAAGACCTCCCCGCATCCCCCCATGAAACGCTGCTCCTCGTGCAAGGACGGGCATGCATTTATTTTACCTGTCAGCGAAGGCCGATGCGCTGCGCGGGAATTTTTGACTCTGCTGCTCAACTAGTCGCCTCGTTTAATAGGGTGATGCGGGGAGAATGCAACTAAGGCATTGAAATCATAAAGATAAAATTCGCCCCCATATCGAGGCGGGATGTGAGGTAAATTTACCCCATGCGGTGCGCGCCTCCGCCATGAATGATGCGAAGAGGAGGCGACTGACGCCGCCCCCACCCAATAGCCTAGGCCACCCCAACGCCTCACTCCCTTCGGAGCAACCAGTAATCCTTTCCCCTCTCATCTTTTTTCGCCTCGAACCGCAGCGGGACCACGGCCTCCGCCTCCGCACAAAAACCCTCTTGCGGTTGGTCTGCCAGCGCGCGCCACTCAACACCGATCTTGTTGGCGGTCTTGTATTCTTCCGCCTGCAAGTTGTAACCCCAGCCCGCTACGATGATCTTCTCAGCCGAAGCCTCTGCATGGAGAGCCTTGGGTAGCTTCGCATTGAAATCGGGGTCGCGGTTCAAGAGATGCATGAGAGATACTACGATGCGCTCCTCATCCTTGTAACATCGCGGCTTCGCCCACCCACCCAGCCGGATGACCGAGCCGTCTGGAAGACTTGCAAGCAAATCCAGAAGGTCGCGCACCCCTTCCTGCAGCCCGGATTTCACCGCCTCCCTGAGCAGATCGTTGTTCGCGAGAAAGCCCCGCAGTCCAGCTTCGCGCAGAATACCTCCCATCACCTCCGACCAGCGGTCATAGGAGGCCAGTTCGGTATCACACGGCTTCTTGCCCTTGGCGATCCAGTTCTGAATCAGGGTAAGGCAGGCCCAAACGAACTGACCTCGACGGGCTTTGACCCAGCCACGAATATCTTTGTGCCGCCAGCCGGTGCGCTTGTCCGGCTCCGAGGTCTTCGCATCCAACGGGATCAAGATGCACCGGCGCGCCAGTTCCCCGGACATCTTCACCTTGTTGCCGGTAAGCAGCCACATACAGCGCACCTCGGTTTCTACCATTGCAGACTCACCCAAAATGCGCGCCGAGTAGGTCGGTGCCGTCATCGCCGAAGCCAACTCTCCAGTGTCCAGCTCATGGCTGATGTTATCGAAATAGACGATGGGATTCCCCGCCATCAGGGTTGCTGTAATCGTCTTACCTACCTCCTCCCTGTTCGCCGGGAACGTTTGCGCCGGGGAGGGAGTGCCGGTTGCCACAATCGACAGGGTGTCGGTCAAGAGAGATGCGCCCGTTCCGGGGGCGGGTTTGTTCAACAGATGCCCCGGCGTCGGACCGTCGATCATATTGCGACAGAACGGTAGCAAGGTCGCGGCAATCAGGTGGCTAAGACCTGCGGCCTCGACCTCGGTCATCGCCTCCTCGCCCCGCGCCTCCGCGACCAAGTCATTGCGGCTGACGCCGCTCACGGGAAAGTCCCCGTAGGCTTCCTCCACGAGCAGGCGCTTAGCTTCCAGTACATCCTCTTCGGTGGGCTTCTCTGCCACCGAAGGCATCTCGAAACCAGACGGGAGCCGCAGCATGGTCGCAGAGGCGAAGTGGTAGCCGTCCCTGTCGATGAGCGTTCCGTCAGCCGCAAAGAACGGGGTGCTGGTTACAGAAGTTAGTGGGGGGAGGAAGCTGAGGTCGTCAAAAAGCACCTTGTCGGCAACGTCTGCGGGGGTAAGGACATGCCTCAAACTGGAGTCTTCGCCCGCGGTTCTCTTCCCGAACCTCGCCATATCATCCATTTTCGCCCGCATCGCACGCTGCGTCGTGATCGCGTGAATCTTCTGCCTGCCGGATGCGTCCGGCCTTACGAAGGCGGGCGCGTCGATGAAGTGAAAGAACTGAGCTTCGCTCGTGTTGGCGGCGATGATCCCCGCCTTGGCGTGCTGGACGAGTACAGGGAGGTCGTTGTTCACATCCATAAGGTCGCCCACTCTCATCAGCGCGTCCGGGTCTAGGTCCTTTTCGGCCTGCTTCTCTTTGTGCACTTTGACGATTTCGCGCCACCACTTGTTGAGCGTTTTCTTGCCCAGAGGGGTGCGCTTGGCGATGTCCGTGATGACGTTCTCCTTGTCCATCTCGCCCACCTTGCGGCGGATCAGGCGCTTGAAGAGCTTCTGCACATCCTCGTCGGAGGACTCAGCTGTGATCTTCTGGGCCAGCTCAAGCGGGGTCTTCGGCTCCGGAGGGGTCTCCGGGTCTTCGGACGGCTTGTAGTCCTCGGGGTCGTCCTCGACCACTTCCTCTTCGGCGGGGAGCAGGTAGTCATCCGAGAAGAGAACCTCCTCGGGGAACCATCCCTCCTTGATCGCCTCTCCGAGGAACTCCAGCTTGTGCCGGTCCTGACAGGCGTCGTGGTGGCAGAACCACGTCCAGTAGCCGGACTGGCTGTCGAGGGCGTTGGTCGCCATCGTGGCCGTGCCACCCTCCTTGGTGTGGAGGTGCTCGAAGGGGCACTCGGTATGGACCGATCCCGATGCCTCGCCGCCGCTAACGCGGATGCGTTCGGGACATCCGGTTTGCAGCATGTCCGCGATCTGGAACCTGGACTTGCCATACTTACTGTGCCAGTCGTTCAGCGAGCGGCCAGACGGCAGGAAGATGTTCGGGACCTGCCCACCTTGCGAGAAGTCGTCCGCCTCGACGAACGGGTTAAGATCGCGGTTCCGGGTGTAGAGCGACTTCCGCATCGACCTGATCTCGTCGAACACGAGCGGCTTGCCCTGAACGATCTCGCAGACCCAATCCTTCGACTTCTGGTCGTGGCGCGCCGTGTAGAAGAGGCGCGAGGGGTCCGTACAGCTCGTATCGAAGTGGATGCCAAGCTCTTTCTGCGCGAGGCCCGTGATCTTGTCTTCCCAGATCGCGAGGGCATCATCGTGGCGCTCGGACAGCTCGATGATCTTCACCGGCTCGGCCAGCGGGAAGATGAGGCGCAGCTTGTCGATGGGCGGCGTGTCGAGGACGATCTTCACACCATCCTCTTCCTGCACCTTCTGCTTCGCGATGGTCACACGCTTGATGAAGCCTTCCTCGAAGCGGTTCTTGCCGTGGTGGCGCAGGTAGTCGTGAACCTGCTCCAGCGTCGGATCGCCGTCGATCTCCAGCTTCTTGAGAACGTCATCGCGCTTGAGGGTCACGCCGCTCTTCCCGTGGTTCCACGAGGTGTAGAGGAAGCAGGCCACGCCCATCTTGAGAATCTTGGCGCGCACCGTCTCCAGCGTGGCACCGGAGTCGATGTCGAGGCCGATGGCGTACATCGTGTCCATCGCCTTGGCCTTGCGCTGCCCGCCAATGGACGACCCCATGACGAAGCTCAGTCCGTCCTTGGTCTTTCCCACCGGGTGGCGCGACAGGCCGTAGGCCGGGCTGTTCGAGGTCGCCTCGAAGCCGATGATGTGCTGGATGAACTTCATCTTCACGGGCTTCCACTGGCCCGCCTGCGTGCTCTTGTGCGGCTTGTCCGGGTAGACCTTGCCGGTCAGGAAGGTGGCTTCCTGTTCAAGCATGGCCTCGAACTCCGGGCATTCCGTCCCGATGAGCGTGGCGTCGTTCAGAAATTCATGGTCGCCAACCTCCTCACCTTCACCCGGATTCTCCACCTCGGGATCCTCGGCGTCGTCTTCGATGATGACGATCTGATTACCATCAATCCGGTGCAGCCGTTCTTCTTCGCCAAGTTCAGCCGTCCAGCGCCCGACAGGAAACGGCAACGCGTCGATGAATACACCTTCGGGCAAATCGTCTAGTTTGACGGGGTCCGCGAGGTAGTAGACACAAATCACGGTCTTGTCCGGCCCGGTCATTCGCATGGAAATGTGTTCGACAGGTTGGTCCTGATGAGCCTTCAGGGCAACGGTCAGCACCTCCCCCTCTTCGTCGTCGAGACAGAGGTACGGATCATCGAACCTCGCGATGGCGCTTTCCACACCGACACGCGCCACTTCGCCCCCTACATCAGGGCTGGAGCGGTCAAAGACGTACACGGTTTTGGCGTTCGGGCACACCTCATCGAGGAACTCTGCGATCTTCGTAATCGGAGCACTGGACATAGCGTGCTTACGTCCTTCCAGCCCGCTGGAAGGATTGTCTTTCATGGACATTTCGGGTATCACCACTTGATATTACGACAGTATGAGCAGCCGCCCTGATCCACGCGCCAACGTCGATCGTTAACAGGGCGGCTGCTCTGCGTTTGTAGCACGACGATACGCATGATTGCAATAACACTATGATTTCATGTCATTTTTTTGCATGGTGCAAGTATCGTGTTGACGAATGAGAACGGAGCTTAGTCCTCGTTGCTTACGAACTGCCGTCCGGTCCACGAGTATTGCGGCGGGATCGACACCGTCGCCACACCAGCGTCGGCGACACACAGGTCCGCGTAGTCCCGCCAGTCTTCTGGACGCATGGCGTCACCGAGATTGACCAAAAAGAAACCGGCCAGTAGTGCGGCCACGCAGCCAATCTCGTCGCTGACATGTGGGGTGATAGTGGTCATCCGCAGACGAAGGCGGGTGGACGCGAAACGGTCGCGCGCCTCGTCGGACAGGTCGCGCAGTTCAGCGGCGAGGCACTGTGCTTCAAGCGCATCCTCGTCGGACATCATCCACAACATCGACATGCCCAGCGCGCGGGCTTGATCGGGCGTGGATGGTGTGTCGGATGCACCGAGGACGCGGCCTGTGAGGGCTGCAAGGCGGGCATTTTGTTGGAAGTGCTGATACATCGTCTAGATGCCTTTCATAATGTGCTCCTCGTTGTGATCATTGGCTGGCTCTGCGGTCCCGCGAGGAATGGGCAGGTGAGCAGATCGGGGGGGGGGAACCTAGCCTATTGTTGCCGGGTCAGGGTTTGTGAGCTGAGCGGCGTCTCCCCGTGGCAAGATTGCCGAGTTACCGCCCAGCCCATCCATCGCCGCCCCGGCGGGCGACGACGAATTCTGAAAGAAGAAAGTTCCGCCGAAGCCAAGGCCCTCCGGCGGGAGGCTCAGCTCGGAAGCGCAGAAGAGAGCGCACCCGGCGAGCGCAAGGAGCCTGAGTGTGTCTCACCAACGCGCAGGTGGAGTGTTTAGACGGTCATCGGACCCCGCCGCACGCGGGGCAAGGCCCGAACATCTGGAGTCGCTTCATCCGGTCGAGCGTCAGAACGGCGGCGGCGAGTAGCGTCGGGTCAGACTTGCGTTCTTCCCCTTCGGCGCGCTCGGCGGGCGGCATTTCGTCTAGCCATGCTGCAATCTTCCCGAGGCACTGCCCGAGGGTCGCAGCTTCTTCCGCCACGCGCCTGTAGGCCATGCTGCGTCCTGCACGGAGGTCATCGACGGCCAGCCGTAGGGCCTTGAGACTCGATATAGCGGCCTCGGCAACGAGACTGGCGTGCGGATCGCGCTCGATGGACATCAGCCCCTCTCCTTGCCTGTGCCGCAGGTGCATAGCGTCAACCGATCCCGCAGCGTCTCGGCCAGCGCCGCCGAGACCTTACCGTCGCGGGGGAGCGTGTGATCGTGTTCTCTCGCCCCTGCGCGATGTACCCTACCCGCATGACGGACAGCTTCACGGCGGATCGCACTTCGGGCCGATTCCGGAACGCTCGGATCAGCCTCACAGACGCGCAGAGCGTCTCTCAGGGCGTGTGTCGCCTCGACCGCCACATCTGCCAGAGAACGGGCATCCCAGCGGTCAGGGAGGCTCTCTGCGGCGCTCTCATCGCGTTCACGACGAAGGAAATGAATGCGGTCCCGGACTTCGGAAACCTGCGACAGCCGCGTGGCGCGGCTCCGGACTGACACCTCTGCGAGATCGCCGTCTTCAGCCATGTCGCCGAAGGCCTCTTTGTAGGCCCGGAGCTTCTGTACGCCACGGGCGACCTTGGTGGCGAAAGACTCGCGCTGAGCGTCCCCCAACTCCACGGAGCCGGAGACGATCTCGTCGTGGAGAGTCATGAGACTAAGCCAGTCCGAGGCGGCGCGCTTCGGTGATCCGTTTCGCAGCCGGGAGCGTGGCCAAATGACGGAGCTGCTCTTCCCGCGCCGTCGCTTTCGGGGCTGCGTCCAATTGCCCGGCCTCGTCAAGAATTTCACGCAGGAGCTTGCCCTGCTCGGTCGCGTAGACGGCCTTGGTCATTTCGTCGATGGTCGGCTCCGGCGCGCCGTTGAGGTAGCTACGGATCAGTTCAGTCCCAGTCAGCTCAGCGAGGAAGTGGTCGCGCGCGGCTTCGGGAACGCCCTGGTCGGCGAGGTGGCGGTCGAGGCGCACACGCTGACGCGCTTCTGCCAGCCGTTGTTCGTGGGTCAAGCTCTTAGTCATTGGCTATGCTCTTTCTGTCAGGAGCTGAGGGCGGTCGCTGGACGCGCCGCTTCAAGGATGCGCTGCTCCCGCACTGGCGAAAACCGGGGCAGTACGAGGCCGAGCCATTCGATCAGAGGGCCGACTTCGAATTGCAGTGCTTTGCTGCCGCTGACGCGGCGCTGTGCCAGTGGGCAGTCCATTAGGCGGCGAAGGATGCGAAGTTCGTTCGGCTGCCAGCCGAGCGCAGCGGCGGCGTCGTCGTGTTTGATGTAAAGGCGGTCCAAGGGTGTATCCTGCTAGTCAGGTCGTTGTTGATGTGAGGAGATCGGCTGACTGAGGACCCCGCCCTCAATTCAACCTGCATCACGATCAATAACATACATCTTGACTAATGTCAAGATTTGTGAACCAGAACAGGATTGAGTGATTCGAATTTGTGCTGGGCCGGTCCGTAAATGTAGCGGAACCGATGTCGGGTGTGGTGGTCGCGAGCGCCGTCAGGCGCGAAGCTTGCCCTCGGTTGTGACCTGCATCGGACCGACCTTCGCAAGGGCTTTAAGCGAATGACGCATGTGACGGGCCGTGGCGAGCGGACCAATGGCAAACGGATCAGCGCAGGGGCGACCCAACACTTGGAAGTGTACTCGTGCCCCTGGCGCTGGGCTGCAGCCTTGCAGATTGAGCTCGGTGAAATGATCGAGAGGTGTCGCCCTGCGCGAAGGACCACCAAATGAGCCAAAGGCCCCTCGACTGGCCCCTCTCGGCAAAAAACCTAATGATTTCAGGCGATTTGGTGCCCCCACACGGCGCACCCTGTTTGCGATTTTTCCAAACGTTTTCAACATGCGGGTGCCCCACGGATCGCCTTATTCCGCCCCTTTCGAATCAATGGGTTAGAATAGGGGTGCCCCACGGTTTTTATCCCCACTCAATGTCAGCGATGGTCGCGAGGGCTTGCTCGGAAAGCATCCCGCGCTGCGCTTTCGCGGTGTATATCCGGGTGGTCGATGGCTGGGTATGAGCCAGCACCGCGCCGATCTGCTGGTCATTAACGCCAGCCTCGGCAAGCATCGTCGCCATTCCCTTGCGTACACCGTGGGACGACCTCTCGGGCAGGCCGGCGTCGTCGCACCAACGGCGAACCCGCGTCCGCAGCGTCTCGACGTTTTTGAAGGGTTTGCCGCGCTCCGACAGCAGGTAGGCCGGGCCGATCACCGGCATTGCCCGGATCGTTCGGAGAAGCGGCGGCAGGATCGGCAGAGACACGGGCGCGCTGCCCTTTTTCCCCGGCTGCCATTCAAGTCGCACGATTCCGTTGCGCGTCACCTCATGCGAGCGGCCAAGGATGCACAGATCCCCAATGCGAGCCCCGGTGAACATCGCGAGGGTCAGCCACAGGAAGGCAGTAGAGCCGGGCCGGTGCGTCTCGGCAAACTGGCGCATGTCGTCGGCGGTCCATGGCTTTGTTCCGCCCTTGCTCTTGTGGATCTTTCCCACGCCCTCGGCGGGGTTCATCTCAGCCGCGCCTATCTCAATGGCGAATTTGTACATCGCCTTCGCCGCCTTCATCATGTTGTCAGCTTCGGCTGGGGTCGCGGCGCGGGCGTTCCTGACACGCACAAGGGCGTGCGTCGGAAGGTCCAGATGCAGATCCCCGTAGCGGTCACCGTCGTCGTCCAGCTCGTCGCAAAGGCGCGTGAGCAGGCTGCGGCGTTGCTTTAGCGTGGCGGGGCTTGCGTTGCCGCCATCGACCATGCGCGTCAGGTGGGCGAGGTACTTCTCGCGCAGCCAATCCAGGCTTTCGCGGGGCGCCTGTATGGCGACTGGCGCCCCCTCCCATTTCTCACCGACGCGGGCGGCGCGGTAGTGCTCTAGAAAGTCCGGGTGATCCGGGCCGACTGGAACGGTGATCTTTTTCGCCTTCTTCCCCTTCATGCGGACGATATGCCGGATGTTGCCAGACGGCAGGGTCTCGGAATACCAGCCGGGGAAGGGGTTCGGGGGGGTCATTTTTCACCGTATCGCTTGAGCGTCGTGACCTTGTTGCCCTGATTTTCGTCTTGGGCATAGTCGAATTTCACCCCGTCCGGTCCGACGGAGACGATGCGAGCGCCGGGATTTAGCGCTCTGACGGCATCGAGTGCATCCGCGATCTGGCGCGGGGTTGGCATGGATGGTGCGGCAGTTTTGGCCATCAGCTCTTCCTCCGGCGCTTCTGCTTCCTCGCGGCGTGGTCGAGCTTTGCCGTAGCAAGCGCCATCTGACGCACTTCCGGTTCAAGCTCATCGTATCCCCGATACCAGCGCCCTCCGGAGAGTCTCGGCAGGAGGGCGCGTGGGATCGCCTCCCAATTCTCTGGAGCTGTGTTGCTCTTGTCGCCGTCCAGGCACTTCAGACAGTGACCCTCGGGAAGAGCGCCATGGGCCTCTTCCCATCGTATCAGGTGGACGGCACGCCAGCGCGACTGTAGCGGCATGTCGTCATGGATCTTGCGCTCGATATAGCCGTCTTTGCTAATGCGCTCAGTGCCGATGGGTTTGTAGAGCTTGACCGCGCGCCCGCGCCGTTCGCCTTTCTTGAACCAGCCTTTTTCGCTCCCTGGTGCGCAATGTCCTTTCCGTCCTTTGTTCGGCGGTTCCTGGCCTTTCTCGAAGCAACCGGTGCGGCCCGTCATCCAGCCCTTGCGCTTGCAGAGGCTGTTGAAGTTCGTCAGCGAAACATCCGGGCGTTCCCATAGATCGACGAACTCGGCATGCGCCTCGCGGCGCGGGCGCGTGTGGTTGTCGTGAATCCAGAACAGTTCCGCATCGCTGTATTCGATGGGGCGACCCTTCATGCATCGTCTCCCTTGTTGTTGCCGATCTGGGGCAGCATCGGAAGAACGCCCTGGCCATGCTCCGCGAAGAGCTTTGCGGCTTTGAGTTGGAGGTCGGCATTGCCGGTGATTTGATCGGCCACCTTTACGATAGCCTCCGTCCGCTTCACCTCCTGCTCTATGGCTTCGGCGCTGAGTTCTTCGATTGACAGTCGTTCGAGCTGGGCGAACAGGTGATTGTTGAGATCCGTGAGCTTGTTTTTCATCACAATGCTCCCTCTGCTATGGCTTGGTGCCCGACCCTGCGCGAGCTGCGGCGCAGGGCGCGGAGGCGGGTATCGGCGTCGCTGGCAATGGCGTGAAAGACCAGCGCCGCCGGGCCGGACGCGCTGGCGGCTGCCGCCCGCGCCCGGTCGCGCAGATCGGTGATCTCGTCGATTTCGGCCAGCACGCTCTGGATCGTCACGGCGCTCATGCGGCGCCTCCATCGCCGCGCCCCATCATGCGGGCGATCATGCCGCGACGGTTTTTGTGCGCATCGACAGCGGCGCGGATGGAGGGCAGAGCGGCGACGCGCGCCGCGTCCACCTCGTTGGGGCGCTGCGGCGCCGGATAGTGGCTCGGATAGGCTTCGAGCCGGGCGGCATGGCGCCCCTCGATGCGCGCCGAGCTGCCGTCTTCGCGGCGCTGCTCTTCCTTGAGCTGCAACCAGGCGTCCTGCACGGCGACGGGGCTGTGAAAGACCAGGTCCGGCGTGGTCACCATGCGGGACAGGCCGGCGAAACGTGTGGGGTGAAGCATTGTGTCCTCCATCTCTGAGCCCGCGATCAGCCGGAGGCGTCTTCGGCGGGGTGATGAAGGGTAGTAGCGAAAATCGCTACAATTCGCAAGGGGCGTTGTAGTAAAATTCGCTACATTCTGCTTGAGGGCTTTAATAGTCCTGCCGGCGTTGCGGCTGACAGAAGCGCCTGGCGTGGGTTCAGCTCAGGTTGATCTTGGGTGGGTTTATGCTGCGTCAGCCCTGACGTGGTCGCGTATGTAGTTGATCGCCTGCTTCGGCCCGGATGAGAAGAAGGGCATAAGCAGGCCTCTATTTTGTGCCATCTCAAATCGGCGAGTGGATACCCCGCCTTTGTTTAGACCTGAAACCACTGCGATCACGGGGGCCTCATCGTCTTCGCGTTCTTGGTGCCGCAACAGCGCGGCCATAAGTTTCTCGTTTGAGTTTGCTGCATAGATGAGGGCAGCTCGAAGCCCTGTGCGTTTACTTTTCAGTAGAACGTCTGCAGGATTGTCTGCTTCAGTTTCATCTTCGATCACGTAGTCGTTGCCGAAATTCTCTTTTATGGCGCTCCGCACATCGTCAGCAAAGGTGGAGGCAACATTCTCACGGTTGAGCAGCAGGATATCTCGTGCCCTGATCATGGCGGAAAGGAAGCTCAATGCTGCGCGAGCTGGACCTTCGCCAGCGATCGGTTCCCGTCTGATTTGGCAGCTGTCACGGTCTAAATAAGAACCATGCTCTTCCAGCATTGCATCGAGTACAGATGCTCTTGTTCCTGTGTCCGTAAATGTCCCCGAAGCGATAGCAGTGGCGATGAAGTCGCCATCATCTTCGACGGTGAACTCACCATTGGCCTCTGAAAGGTAGAAGCTGATGGGGTCGCCAAATGACTTTGCAACATCTGTAGACACAGCAAATCCTGCCGGCACCGTAGACACCGACAGTCCGCCGCAAAACTCGCGACAAATTAGGTTTTTGAGTTCGTCAGATTTCATCAAAGAGACCGGGTTGCTCATCAGTCAGGATAGCAAGAAAATCGCAAGCGGTGTGGAAGAACGTCGTTGGTGTCCAAGTTCTCTGCCTCCTGTGATATTTTCCGTGTTCAGGAAGTCTATCCGGCAGATCAATAGATCGTGGTCCGGGCGTCAGAGTTCCATCACATGCCACATGAACGTGAAGACCTGACTGACGTGGTTGGTCTTCTAGGCGAATAATCGCTGACCATTCTCCTCCTTCTGCCGGCACCATCAACAAGGCCTTCCACTTATCGAACGTTGGCGCGACTTCAAACAGGCAGTGCGCCTCTGACTGATCTGGTAGTTTCAGGGCTAGTGATCGCCATCGCCACGCGGGCGGCAGAGGTTTGCTTCTTACGAAGATCGGTGCGTTACGTGGGGGGATGGCTCCCGACTTCCAGCCGGTATCTTTGATAACCGCCTTGGGTTGCTTCTTCCAAAGCTGAGGGCGTGCTGATTTCAAGATGTTCGGCACCTTTCGCCATACCAGTTTCACATCGCGCTACGCTTTAGATCTTTCTTGCAAGCTCGGCCGGCCAGTGCAGCCGTACCCTCGCCGCCCACTTCAAGCCCTTGTTCCACATCGTGTTTGCCCCGGGGTTCAAAGAAATCAGATGAAACAGGCCCGGTTCGTCGCCGGGTTTTACCTGCTTCACCCACCCCATGCCGTCCTCATCCTCAACAACACAGCGATGGCCGATCACGTCGTTGGGCACGCCGTCATGTGTGTGGCGCGTATAGAAAAGCAGGTCACCCGCGCTGAACACGGGCTCCATGCTGTCGCCTGCGATTTCGACCGCCACGACGCCATGCGGTGACAGGCCTGGCGGGCATTCTACCTGCGGCCCACCACCCTTAGGGTAGGCGTCGAAAACTGGAACCTGCGCTCCGGCGCCGACCGTTCCGGCGATGGCGATGGTCGGTGTGGAGGGTATCTCACCAGGCACGTCAAACCCTGTGATCTCGGCAATCCTAAGGAGCTCTTCTGCAGAGATTGCGCGCTTTCCGAGGGCCATTTTGTTAACGGTTGAGCGATCCACTTTCTTCGGCACGACCGCATCAAGGCGTTCTGCAAGTGCAGATTGGCTCATGCCCGAGAAATCAAGGGCTTGGATGAGCCACTCATTCAGCGGCGTGGAGATGGGTGTTCGCGCGATCATGTCGGCGAACAGAATATCGCTACATGCGAACATCATCTGTAACGAAAATCGCTACATTGCGTCTTGCTGATTGTAGCTAAAATCGCTACCAACGTGCCATGGAACCGGCAAGCAGCATCATTTCGGCCCTCGGAGGGCCTACAGCGGTCGCCGCAGCGATTGGCATTCACCGCACGCGTGTGTCGATGTGGCAGGCTCCGCGCGAGCGGGGCGGCACCAACGGGCTTATCCCTTACCGTCATGTCCCCCGCCTGATGGAGGTAGCACGCGAGAACGGCGTCGAGCTCACACCCGCCGATTTCATGCCGCCGGTCGATGGCGCCGCCTGAATCCCCTCGCTGTCCCATGCCTCGACCATGGGGCAGCGCCGACGCAACACCAAGAAAAAGGGGTTTCCCATGAGCATCCTGCTACGGGCCCACATGTTCGGAGAGCTGGTCAAGGCGGTCGGCGGTGTCGACGCGGCGGCGGCGGCGATAGAGGCGGCGGTCGGGCACACGGTGTCGCGGGGCACGATCTCGAAGGTGCAGAACGGGCATGCGGAGGTGCCCTATGCCTGGGCGAGCGCGCTTGAGAACGCCTCGGGCCGGTATCCGTTTCTCAACATGCGCAGCCGCGAGGTCACCGGCGGGCCGGCGCGGTCTGAGCTGGCCTGTCATCTCGACATGCTGCGCGAGGCGACCGAAGGGGTCACGGCGCTGGCCGAGTTCGAAGCCAATCCGGACGATCCGCAGGCGGTGGCCAGGGCCTATGCCGAGTTGGCCGATGTGCACGACCTGACCGCGGGAGCCATGGCAAGGCTCAAGGCGATGATGGGCGTGCGGAAAGGGGATGCGGCATGACCAACGACCTTATCCCTTCCCGCGCGGCGTCCTCCCCGGCGCCGTAGCTTTTTCCGCTGGAGATCTGACATGCCCGCACGAATGCCCTCGCGCACCGATGATGAAATGCTTCTGAACATGCTCGACATGCGTGATTTCGATGGTCTGAGCGCGTCCAAAATCGGCCAGCGCGCCGGGCGCTCACGGGCTGCCGTCTGCGGGCTGTTCAAGCGGGTTCGGGATGACGAGGCGCGGCACGAGGCGGAGTGTGCGGCGCGTGGTGTGCCTGTCTGCCAGTGCCTGAAACCGGAAAACCGCGATGGGGGCATGACACGCCGCTGGTGGCGCTCATGAGTTCCGGACCTTACCCCCTCGATATGGCCGGCCAGCGGAGCTTGCCGGTCGCGCATCTGACCATGGATCTGAGCCGGTCGACCTGCGGAAACTTCATGTGGTCGCTACGTTTCGTGCCGCCGAGCGGGATGGAGGGAAAACCGGCGCCAGTGGCCAACGGGTTCTGTGACCAGCCGCGTGAGCGCCGCCGCCTCGCAGCGGAGTTGCGCGCCGTGGCCGATGCCGTGGAGGCCTGGCCATGAACGGGCGGAAATCGCCGCGGGTCGCGTTCGGCCTTCAGGCGGCAACGGTGGCGCTGAAGGCCAAAGCGGGGGTGCTGACGGGCAGGGATCAGATCGTGCTGGTCGAAGCCATGTTCGATTGGGTCGATGACGACCCCTTCGCCAGAGACGCGGTGCGGGATTTCTTTGCCGCCGTGAGGATCGACGCCGCGCGCGCGGGCGACCGGCTTTTGTCCTGGCTGGATAACTGGCTGCCGGAGATGGATTTCCGCCGTCCCGAAGGCGTTCTTCGCGGGATCGAGGCGGAGCGAATTCACGACTGGTGTGCCAGGAAGGATTGCGGTCTTGAGTGAGCCGCGGACCCTCCCGCGCGACGTTCTCGCCCGCATTCCCGACCTGTCGGTCGATGAGCTGCGCGGCTGGTGGGCGGCCGTGTTCGTCTGGAAATTGCGACCGGTCAAGACCGGGGAGCCGGCGCTGCTCGGCGCCCGGGCAAGGGAGCTGGGGGTGACGCTGTGACGGATCCACGTCTGGACGAAGCGAAGGCGATCTCGGCGCGTGAGATGGTCGACCGGCTCGGCATCGTCGGGCTGAAGGCCAGCGGCGGTGAGCTGATCGGGCCGTGCCCGCTCTGCGGCGGGCGCGACCGGTTCGCGATCAACCTGAGCAGCCATGCCTTTCTGTGCCGCCGTTGCGACATTCGCGGCGGCGACAATATCGCCCTGGTCATGGCGGTTCTGGGCTGTGACTTTCGCGCGGCGCTGACCTGGCTTTGCGGCGATGCGCCGGCGCAGGTCGATCCCGGGGAGCTGGCGCGCCGGCGGCAGCGGGGGAGGAGCGGGCGCGCCGTGATCGCGCGGCGCAGGATCGGTATCGCGAGCGGGCCATTGCTGACGCGCGCGCGATCTGGGCGCGGTCACGACCGGGCGCCCAGGGCGTGGTGCGGGCCTATCTGACGGCCCGCGGCATCGCGCCCGGGGCGTTGCCGAGCATCCCGCCGGCGCTGCGGTTCCTGACCGATCACCCCTATGTCAAGAAGATCGGCGGCGAGCTGGTGACGGTGCATCGGGGGCCGTGCATGATCGCGGGGGTGCTGAACCCGGCGGGCGAGATCACGGCGGTGCATCAGACATGGGTTGATCCGGAGCCGCCTCACGGCAAGGCGCGGATCGCGTGGCAGGGCGATGCGCTGCCGGCGAAACTGGTGCGCGGCTCGAAAAAGGGTGGCGCGATCCGGCTGGTCACGCCTGACGATGCAGAGGCGCTGGTGATGGGCGAGGGGATCGAGACCACGCTCTCGGCACTGGCGGCGGATGCGGTTCCCGGCGCGGCCTATTGGGCCGGTGTCGATCTGGGCAACATGGCGGGGCGTGCGCAGCGGGGCGCCGGCCTAAGGTATGCCGGCCTGCCGGATATGAGCGATGCCGAGGCCTTTGTGCCTCCGCCCTGGGTGCGCCGGCTGATCTTCATCCAGGACGGCGATTCCGACCCCCGCGCCACGCGCCACAAGCTCGAATGCGGCCTGCGCCGCGCCATGGCTTTGCGGCCCGGGCTGCGCGGCCAGATCGTGCAGGCGGGGCAGGGTGTCGACCTGAATGACGTGCTGGCCGGGCGGGGCGCGGACGGATGAGCGACAGGCTGGACGAGGTGCGCGCGCGGTTTGCCGCGCCCGAGGATGTGGACATGCCGGATGACATGCCGCTTCCAGATGACCCGGGCGAGACAACGGGCCGCGGAGACGATGGCGATAATGGCGGCGCCGGCAGTGCGACCGAAGAGCCGCCGGAGGCGCAGGGCGCGACCCTGCCGCTGAATGACACCGGCAATGGCCGGCGGTTCGCGCTCTATTGCGGCCAGGACGCCATGGTCGTGCCGCGCGTGGGCTGGCATGTCTGGGATGGCCGGCGCTGGAAGCTCGATCCCGACGATATCTCGGTGCGTCGCCATGCCCAAAGCGTGCAGCACCACATCATCCGCGAGATCCCGCATCTGGTCCTGGAGGACTGGCAGCAGCGTGAGATCGGCAAAGAGGTCGAGATCCGCAGGCGAGAGGCTGCGCTGCGCGCGGAGCTGAAAGCCGGCACGCCGACCACCGAGCAGGAGGTCGCGCTCGAGGAGCTGACACAGCGGCTGAGCTGGATCCGCAAGCTCAAGGATCGCCGCTCGACGATGAAATCGGATCACCGGACCTTTGCCAAGTCGAGCGGCAACAAGGCCAAGATCGACGCGATGCTGACCGAGGCGACGGTCGAGCTGGCGCGCGAGGTCGACGATCTGAATGCCGATCCGCTGACGGTGAACACCGAATCCGGCCTGTTGCGGTTCTCGGTCGATGGCGGCGGCGATAGCGGCTTTTCGAAGACGGCCGATGTCGCGCCCGAGCCGCATGCCCGCGAGGTGACGATCCCCGGCCGCAATGCGCCGCAGCTGATCACACAGATGATGCCGGTCACATACGACCCCGATGCGACATGCCCGCTCTTCGATGCCTTCCTGCACCGGGTGCAGCCGGATGCCGAGATGCGCGGCTTTCTCCAGCGCTGGCTGGGGCTTTCACTGACCGGGCTGAAGATCCAGAAATTCGCCTTCTTCTACGGGGCCGGCGCGAACGGCAAATCGGTGCTGGTCGATCTGATCGCCAGGATGATGAGCGACTATTCCCATGCGGCGAAGATCGAATCCTTCACGGGCCGGAACCGCCGCGGCGGCGGCGACGCGACGCCCGACATCTTCCCGCTGATGAATGCCCGCATGGTGCGCGCCTCCGAGCCGGAAGAGGGTGAGCGGCTGCAAGAGGGGCTGATCAAGGAGCTGACCGGCGGGGAGCCGATCCTCGTGCGCCAGCTGCATGCCGATTTCATCGAGGTGCATCCGTTCTTCAAGCTGACCATGTCGGGCAACCACAAGCCCGACATTCGCGGCACCGATGACGGGATCTGGCGGCGCGTTCTTCTGGTGCCGTTCGATGTGCAGATCCCGGCGGCCGAGCGTGACGAGAAGCTTGGCGAAAAGCTCTGGGCGGAGCGCGCGGGCATCCTGAACTGGCTGGTCGACGGGCTTGTGCAATATCTGGAAGGCGGGCTCCAGGAGCCGCAGCAGGTGCTGGACGCGACACAGGAATATCGCGCCGATAGCGACCCGATTGGCACCTTCCTCGGCGACGCCTGCCTGGTCACCGGTGATCCCGGCGACTTCCTGCTGGCGCGCGAGATCATTCAGGGCTTCAACCTGTGGCTCGATCTGCGCGGCGAGGGCATGTGGGGCGACCGGACGGTCTCGCTCAAGTTCAAGGGGCTCGCGAACCGATATCGCGATCCGCGAACCGGGAAGACCTACAGCCCCGGTAAGCGCGAGGCGACCGGGTATCGCGGCATCAGGTTCGTGGATCTGTTCCGGCGCAGCTTCGATACGGCGCCGCGCGATGCGAAGGGGCGTCCGGTGGCGGCGACCGCCAGTGCCGGAGGCGGCGCCGACTGATGGCCCTGCCGGACAAATACTGGCTGCTCTGCGGCCTGAGCCTGGAACGGCTGCCGCGCGCCGCGCTCGACGAGATGCTGGGGCAGGCGGCGCGGGCCGGTGCGCTGGCGCTCTGCTCGCGACCGCGCACGAAAGCCGACTGCGCCCGGCTGCTCCGCCGCGCGCGACAATCGACTTACGATCAGACCGCCGCGCGCCGGCAGGCGGCCGGCGGGGCCGTGCAGTCCGCGGCATCGGTTTCGGTTTGCGAGATCCCTGCGTCCGAGGTGAACGCCTGGCTGCGCGCGTTGCCGCCGGAAGGCCTCGATCCATGATCCCCCGGGGCGCAGCCCGGCGCGCAAGCGCGGCCCGCACCCCGCACCCCTCACCCTTCTTTCGGAATTCAGGACGGTTCGACCGGCCCGACATGCCGCTGTCACGGCTCGACGGCGCGACATGGGGTTCGGGGGAAATGTCGCGATTTCAATCCCTTGCGCGGGTTCTACGGCCTGAACGGCCCGAACGGCCTGAAATGCGAGGTAACGCATGCGCGCGACAGAAAGGGGGTGTGGGGGAAGAGCCGTCTTATGCGTTAGTTGGCATCTCACGCCGTTCGGGCCGTTCGGGCCGTGATCCGCCTTCGTTCTCACATCATTTCAATGGCTTACCTGTTCACGGGCTTTCTGTGTCTCAGGCCGTGCCCTGTCTCCCTCGGGCCGTTCAAGCCGTTCTCTTTACAATCGAAAATCAACATATGGTCTATAAGGGTAAAGTTGGCCCTAAATATTGAAAGGATCTGGCATGAGCGCAGGAATGGTGTGGTTTGGAGAGCCGGACTATCGGGCACTGGAGGTCGGCGACGTGGTTCTCGGCGACAAGGCGGTGGCGCCGCTCTGCAAGCCGGGGGCGGCGGGGTGGTATGCGCTGCTCTGCGCGCCGCAGCGCGAGCGGCAGGCGGAGGCCTGGCTGGCGGCGCGCGGGGTCTATGCGTTCCACCCGGTGACGGTGCGCCGGTCGCGGCAACGTGGGCGGGTGCGGGAGTATCACCGGCGGTATCTGCCGGGCTATGTGTTCGCGCGCTTTGCCGGCGTGCCGGTGGCGCATCGGGTGCTGACGTCGCCGTTTCTCTTCGGGGCGCTGTGCCGGCGGGATGGTGAATGGGGTGTGCTGGGGCCGAAACGTCTTCGGGCGCTCCATGAGATGCGGATCCGCGAAGAGCGCCAGGAGCAGGAGCGGCGGGCGAGGAAGAAAGCGCCGGCGGCGGCGCGGCGGGTGCGGGCCGGCGATACGGCGCTGTTCCGCGCCGGGCCGTTCGCCGGTCTGCAATGCGAGGTGGTCGAGTTGCTGGCCGATGGCGGTGCCCGGGTGCAGCTGGAGCTGTTCGGCCGCCCGACGCCGGCGACTGCCTCGCCAGACGACCTTGTTGCGCCATCTTCCGGGGCGGCTTGACAGGCGGCATGGATCGCTCGTAACGTGCCGCTCACACAGCCTCAGGCCCGGAGTGCCCCGCAAAGCGGACTGATACCCGGGTAGGTGGGCGGCGCGGACGGGTTGCACGCCACGTCTGACACGCCTTCAATGTGCCCGAAGCCCCGCCAAGAGCGGGGCTTTGTCGTTTCTGGACCATGGGCATGGGACGTTTGAAAGGGCGGGGCATCTCGTCACGGATCGGTGCGCCGGGGTCGCGGCTGCGGCGGGCGGCGCCTGCCAGTGGGGATACGCCGGCGCGGCGCTCGACGGATTGGCTGAACACGGCGCGCTGGCAAAAGCTGCGGCGCAAGGTGCTGGCGCGGGACGGCTATGTCTGCCGGCAGACCGGCGTGTTGCTGATCGGCACATACCCTGCCGGCGACAGTCCGGTGGTCGATCACATCCGCCCGCATCGCGGCGACCCGGCGCTGTTCTGGGATGAGGCCAACCTCCAGTCGGTGAGCAAGGAATGGCACGACCGGGTGAAGCAGAGCCGGGAAAAGCGCGGCCTGGCGTGACGGGCCGGGGGGTGGGGTCAAAGTCGGGGGCTTTGGGCGGCCAGACCCGCGCCCCCCTCACCGGGAGATTTTTTATTCGGAGACCGGGTTTTTGAACGACATCCGCGAAACAGACCTGTTCGGCAACCCCGTGCGGGCCGGCAAGGGCGCGCCTGGGCGGCCTCGCAAGGAGCTGACGGCAACCGACCTCGACATGCTGGAGGCGGGTCTGATGCAGGGCTGGACGAACCAGCGCATCGCCAAATCGCTGGGCATCGGGGTCTCGACGCTGAAGCGGAATTTTGGGCCTCTGCTGCGGATGCGCGACCAGATGCCCGACCGGCTGCGGCTGCTGATCTTCTCGACGGCGGTGCGCAAATCGCTGGAGGGCGACATGGGGGCGATCCGGCAGGTGCGCCAGCTCATGGAGGACAACGAGCGGCGGCTGGCGGCGGCGCGGATCGACCGCGCCGGCGAGGAGGAGCCGCCGGAGGTGCCGGTGGGCAAGAAGGAACGCGCCCGGCGCGCCGCCGAGCAGGTGGCGGAAACGGGCGGCGGCGATCTCTGGGGCGGCGATCTGAGCCCGGGGAGCTATCACTGATGGAGGGCGCGGAGGCGCTCTTCGATCCGGCCTGGTCGACGGCGGTGCCGGACTGGGAGGCGCGGATCGTGGCGGGACGGTCGCTGCTGCCGGATCTGCCGCTCTTCGATGCGGTGGCCGACAAGGCGCTGCGGATCTTCAAGCGGCTGCGCGTGCCCGATCTGATCGGCACGCCGACCTATGGCGAGGTGTGCGAGGATTGGGTCTTCGATCTCGTGCGGGTGATCTTCGGCAGCTACGATCCCGACCTGAAAAAACGGATGCTGCAGGAGTTCTTCCTGCTGGTGCCGAAGAAGAACGGCAAATCCGCCATCGCGGCGGCGATCATCGTGACCGCCGCGATCATGAACGAACGGCCGCAGGCGGAGCTCCTGCTGATCGCGCCGACGCAGAAGATCGCCGGCATCGCCTTCAAGCAGGCGAAGAACATGATCGCGCTCGACGCCGATCTGGTGCGGCTCTTCCGGGTGCAGAATCATCTCAAGGAGATCACCCATCATGTCACCGGGGCGGTGATCATGATCCTCTCGGCGGATGGCGATGTGGTGACCGGCTCGAAGGGCACGTTCATCCTTGTCGACGAGACCCATGTGCTGGGCAGCAAGCCCAAGGCGCCGGACATCTTCGTCGAGCTGCGCGGCGGGCTGGCGTCGCGGCCCGAGGGGTTCCTGCTCCAGATCACCACGCAATCGAAGGACCGCCCGACCGGCCAGTGGGAAAAGGAGCTGGAGACCGCGCGGGCGGTGCGCGACGGCAGGATCGACCTGCCGATGCTCGCGGTGCTCTACGAGCTGCCGGCGAAGATGGCCGAGGCGGAGGCGTGGCGCGATCCGAAGACCTGGGGGATGGTCAATCCGAACCTCGAGCGCTCGGTGTCGCGGGCCTATCTGCAGCGCGAGATGCGCAAGGCGGAGGAGGACGGGCCGGAGGCGCTGGCGCTCTTTGCCAGCCAGCACCTGAACGTGCAGATCGGGCTCGGGCTCAAATCGGGCCGCTGGGTCGGGGCGGATTACTGGCCGACGGCGGCGCGGGCGGATCTCGATCTGGCGCGGATCCTGGCCAGCTCGGAGGTCTGTGTGGTCGGCATCGACGGCGGCGGGCTCGACGATCTGCTCGGGCTCTTCGTGCTGGGGCGGCATGCGGAAACCAGCCGCTGGCAGGGCTGGGCGCGGGCCTGGGCGGATCGCGACGTGCTGACGCTGCGCAAGAAGATCGCGCCGGAGCTGGTGGCGCTGGAACAGGCGGGCGAACTGATCCTGGTCGACAATATCGAGGAGGAGGCGAACCCGGAGATCGTGGAGATCTGCGCGCGCATCCGCGATGCCGGGCTGTTTCCGGAGCAGGACGGCATCGGCATGGATCCGGAGGGCGTGGGCTCGATCATCGACGCGCTGGTGGAGGCGGGGTTCCGGATCGAGGATATCCGGGCGATCAGCCAGGGCTACAAGCTCAATGCGGCGATCAAGACGGCGCCGGTGAAGCTGAAGAACGGCAGCATGGTGCATGGCGGCCAGCGGATCATGACCTGGTGCGTCGGCAACGCCAGGACCGAGGCGCGGGGCAATGCGGTGATCGTGACCAAGGCGCAGAGCGGCAGCGCCAAGATCGACCCGCTCATGGCGATGTTCAACAGCGTCATGCTGATGAGCTGGAACCCGGTCGCGCATCGGCGCGGCAATCTCAACGACTTTCTGAACAACCCGGTGATGGCGATATGAAGCTTGCGCGACTGATGAAGGGCGCGATCCAGGGCGCGCGCGCGTCCCTGGCGGCCGGCGAGTCCGGCTGGGTCGCGCTCTCGGGCGCCGGGGTGTTTCCGCAGGCGGGCTATCGCTCGACGGCGGGCAAACCGGTGTCGCAGGACAGCGCGCTGACGGTCTCGGCGGTCTGGGATTGCGTGCGCAAGCTCAGCCAGACGGCGGCGACCCTGCCGCTCAAGGTCTATGAGAAGAGCGCGAATGGCGGTCGGGTCGAGATCGAGCCGGATTTTGCCGATATCATCTGTCGCCAGCCGAACAGCGTGCAGACACAGGTCGAGTTCTGGGAGGGCATGGTCGCCAACCTCTCGATGCGCGGCAATGCGGTGGCGGAAAAGAAAGTCCTGGGCCGCAATATGGTCGGGCTGTCGCCGCTGCCGAACCTGACGCCTTATGTGAATGCCGAGGGCCGGATCGTTTACGAGTTCTACGACCGCGGCAAGCTGGAGCGGCTGCCGAAGGACAAGGTCTTTCATCTGCGCGCCTTCGATCCGGGCAACGGCATCGGGCTCTCGACGATCAGATACGGCGCCAATTCGATGGGGGCGGCGCTTGCGGCGGACGAGACCGCCGGCAGCGTGTTCTCGAATGCGATGATGGTCGCCGGCGTTCTGGCCTCGGATCAGACGCTCGACGCGCAGCAGCGCGCGCAGCTCGGTGAGATCATCAACAGCTATGTCAGCTCGCGCCGGGCGGGCAAGGTGATGGTGCTGGAGGCGGGGCTGAAGTTCGAGCCGCTGCAGATGAACCCGGAAGACGCGCAGCTGCTGGAGACCCGGCGGTTCCAGGTCGAGGACGTGTGCCGCTGGTTCGGCGTGCCGCCGATCATCATCGGGCATGCGGGGGACGGGCAGACCATGTGGGGCAGCGGGGTCGAGCAGATCATGCTGTCCTGGCTGACGCTGGGGCTCAACCCGCTGCTGAGCCGCATCGAGGCGCGGCTTCAGCGCGATATCGTGCCGCCGGAAAAGCGCGGTCGCTGGTATTGCGAATACAACCGCGAGGCGCTGCTGCAAATGGACAGCAGGGCCAAGGGCGAGTTCATGGCCAGGATGGGCCAGTCGGGCACCATGACGGCGAATGAGCGGCGCCAGAAGCTGAACCTGCCCCGGCATGACGACCCGGCCGCCGACGCGCTGCTGGCGCAGACGGCGCTGGCGCCGCTCGAGGATCTGGGAAAGGAAAAGAGCAATGAGCAAGCGTGATCTGCCGAAGGCCTTTGTCGCGGCGCGGCCCGGGGTGACGTCGCAGGTATCGGACAAGGTGGTGACCCGCTGGAACCCGGATATCCGGGCGGCGGCGGGAGAGGACGACCGGCGCAGCATCTCGATCCTGGACGCCATCGGCGCGGATGTCTGGGGCGACGGGGTGAGCGCCAAGCGGATCGCGGCGGCGCTGCGCTCGATGGGCGAGGGGCCGGTCACGGTGAATGTGAACTCGCCGGGCGGCGACTTCTTCGAGGGGCTGGCGATCTACAACCTGCTGCGCGAGCACAGGGGCGAGGTGACGGTGCGGGTGCTGGGCATGGCGGCCTCGGCGGCCTCGGTGATCGCGATGGCGGGCGACCGGATCGAGATGGCGCGGGCCAGCTTCCTGATGATCCACAACACCTGGGTGGTGGCCGCCGGCGACCGCCACGCCTTCCGCGAGGTGGCCGACTGGCTGAACCCCTTCGATGCGGCGGCGGTGGGGATCTACCACGCGCGCACCGGGATCGCCGAGACAGAGCTGGGCGCGATGCTCGACCGCGAGACCTGGATCGGCGGCGAGGCGGCGGTGGCGCAGGGCTTTGCCGATGCGCTGCTCGACGCGGACGAGGTCGAGGCGGCGCCGTCGAACGCGGCCTCTGCGGAGCTGGCGGCGGTGAAAAAGCTCGACCTGATGCTGGCCACGGGCACGCGGGCCACGAAATCCGAACGGCGGGAGCTTCTCGCCGCTCTCAAGGGGGGCAAGTCTGGCGCTGCCCCGACCGGCATGTCTGGCGCTGCCGATGACCGGGAGGTGCTGTCGGCCCTCCTTACCAAGCTCAACTCGATCTGAGGAAATCCACGATGAAACAGGCAAAGATGCCCGCCATTGCGGTGGCGGGGCTGGCGGCGCGCATGCCGCAGGCGGTGCTGTGCGGGCCGCGCATGGACGCGGGCGGCTCCACCGAGGAGATGCTGAAACAGGTGCAGCAATCGCTCGACAAGCTCACCGGCGAGACCAAGCAGACCGCCGAGACCGCGCTCGACGAGGCGAAACGCGCCGGCGCGGTCTCGGCGGAGACCAAGGCCGCCGCCGACCAGTTGCTCTCGGCGCAGACCGCGCTTTCCAATCAGCTCAAATCGCTGACCGACCAGCTCGAGGGCGTGAACCAGAAGCAGCTCGACATCGCGCAGCAGATCTCCGACGGGCTGCCGGGCACCGGTGGCGCGGGGGTGAAATCGCTCGGGCAGGCGGTGATCGACAGCCACGAGAAGATCAAGGCCTTCAACGGCGGCACCCTGTCGGTCGATGTGAAGAACGCGATCACCACGGCGGAGGGCTCGGCGGGCGGGCTGATCTTCCACGAGGAGGAGCGCGACCCCGTGCGCATGCCGCGCCGCCGGCTGCTGGTGCGCCAGCTGCTGATGTCGGGGCGCACCAGCTCGGATCTGGTGACCTATCGCAAGCAGGTGGTGCGCAGCAACGCCGCCGGCATGGTGGCCGAGGGCGGCACCTATCAGGCGTCGGAATACGGCTGGGAGAAAGCCACCGAGCAGGTCAAGAAGATCGGCCACATCACCCATGTCTCGGAGGAGGCGCTTGCCGATGCCGATCAGCTGATGACCGAGATCGACGGCGAGCTGCGCTACGGGCTGGATCTGGAAGAGGAAAACCAGATCCTCGCGGGCGACGGCACCGGCGAGAACCTGACCGGCCTTCTGACCGAGGCGCCGGCCTTCGTGGCGCCGGCGGGTCTGCCCGACGCCACCCGGATCGACCGTCTGCGCCTGGGCATCCTGCAGGTCACGCTGGAGGATTACATCCCGACCTCGATCCTGCTGAACCCGCTGGACTGGGCCGCAATCGAGCTGCTCAAGGTCGGCGGCACCGACAACCGCTATGTCTGGGGCAACCCGGGCACGGGCAACACGCCGGTGCTCTGGGGCAAGGATGTGGTCGACAGCACGTCGATGACGGCCGGCGAATGGCTGGTCGGCGATCTCGCGCTGGCGGCGACCTACTATGACCGCCGCGAGGCCGAGGTGCTGTTCTCCACCGAACACGGCACCAACTTCATCGAGGACATGGTCACCGTGAAGGCGCGCAAGCGCGTCGCGATGGCGGTCAAGCGGGCGCTGGCGATGGTGCAGGGCGACTTCACCTTCGCCTGATCCGTCCGGCCCGCGACCGGCGTCTTCCCGGGCGCCGGTCCAACCCCTTCCAGAGAGAGGAGCTTCCGATGTTCGTGAAATGCAATTCGACCCGCCACACCGTGATCGGCACGCTGCGCCGCAACCATGTCTACCGGCTCGACGACAAGAGCCCGAAGGCGCGGAAGGTGATCAAGACGCTCACCGCCGGCAAGCGCCCGGTGCTGTCCGAGCTGAGCGCGGAGGAGGCGGAGAAGACCGGCGCGCAGGCCATCGGCCTGGTCTATGCGGAGGATGTGGCGCCAGGCGAGGACGATGCGGAGGCCGGGGCGCAGATCGCGGCGCTGACATCGCAGATCGAAGAGCTGACCGGCCAGCTCGACGCCGCCGCTGCCGACCGGGAAAAGATCGCGGCGGAACGCGACGCGCTCGCCGGGGCCGTCGATGAGCAGAAAGCCAATGCCGAAGATCTCGCCGGGAAACTCGAGGCATCGACGGCAAAGCTCGAAGAGGTCGCGGCGGAACGCGATGCGCTCGCCAAGCAGATCGCAGAGCTGAGCGCCGCGCCGGGCGCGGACAAGGCCTGAGGCGGGAACGGTCGCGATGAGCATCACGGTTGCCGAGGCGAAAGCCCATCTCAATATCGGGTTCGACGACGACGATACGCTGATCGGCGGCCTCCTCTCCGCCGCGACGACCCATGCCGAGCGCTACCTGCGCCGCGAGTTTGCGGTCGAGTATCCGGACGGGCTCCCCGCCCCGATCCGCACCGCGATCCTGCAACATGTCGCGGCCATGTTCCGCGACCGCGAGGCGACACAGGAGGGCCCCCTGACCGAACCGCCGCTCCTGTGGAAAGACCTCCTGTCAAGCTATCGGGTGTTCTCATGAGCGGCGCAGGCGCCTTGCGCGAGCGGGTCACATTCCAGCGCAAGACGAGCGACGGACCGACTACACCGGGTGGCCCGACCGACCCGTTCAACAACCCCATCGACGGGCTGGGCAACAGCACCGGCGAGTTCCGCGATCTGTTCAGTGTGAAGGCCGACATTCGAGAGGCGCCGGGTAAGGAGAGGATCGCGGCCGGGCAGCTGGAGAGCACGCGGCTGGCGACGATCCGAGTGTGGGCGGAAACGAGAACGCGCGGTGTGACGCCGGCAGACCGGTTGGTGGCGCGCGGCGCGGTCTGGAACATTCGCAGCGGCCCGGTCCAGATCGACCGCGCAGGGCGGATGCTGGAGTTCACCTGTGAGACGGGGGTGGCCACCTGATGGGCGTGCGCAAGGTCGGGTTCAAACGCGTCCAGAAGATGATGGCAAATCTTCCGGAGACCACTGGCAAGCACCTTGAGGATGCAAACGAGGATAACGCCAACGAGTGGGTTCGCGTGGCAAAGATCCTTGTGCCGGTGGGCGAGACTGGTCGTGCCAAGGCGGCGATCCGGACCACCAAGCAGGGAAAGGGGCAACTCATGGATTTCGGGCCGCTTTCCTCAATCCTGGAGGGGGGAACGCAAGAGCGCTTCCACAAGAGCGGCAAGGGCACCGGGAAGGGGCCGAAGCTGCCGTTCGTCAGGCCGGCAGAGAGGGCGACGGAAGACGCGCGCAACGAGCGCCTCGCGAAGGCTCTGCGGGACGCGGTGACGGAGGCGGAGAAGAATGGCGGCTCCTGAAATTGCGCTTTGGTACGGGCTCGTCGCCGCGCTACGGGCAGATGCTGGCGTGGCCGCGCTGGTCGGGGGCCGGATCTATGATGAGCCGCCGCAGGGGTCCACGCGTCCTTTCGTCCGCTTCGGCAACCTCAACCCGTCGCCGGTGCGGACGGATTGCGGCACTGCCTGCCTGGTCACGTTCTCGCTGGAGGTTCACAGCCGGCCTATCGCAGCCGGGCGCACCGAGGCAATGCTGATTGCGGCGGCGCTGGTCCAGGCTCTCAGCGACAATGAGGAGGCGGTGACCGTGGACGGATACACGCTGTCGCGCCTGCAATGGATGCCTGGCGCGGCGACGGGTGGGCGTGACGATGACGGCGAGAGTTACCTCGAGATCAGGGGCTTTGAGGCGGTGGTGGGGTGATGCGCTGACGGCTGGAGATCGCCTTTGCTAAACACCGCACTGAGACTTGAATACAGCGAGAGCCTCGGATGTACCGGATAATGAAAATCGCGAGGTAGTCGTCGCGCCGCGATCACGAACAATGAGCGTCGATCCCGTTCGGATCTTGTCGATGAAGGGCGGCGCAACAAGGCTACTGATCGTCATGTCGACCGGAGGCTCGTCATCAAACTTAGCGGTCACAACTTCTCTCGGACCGCGATCCCAGCCGGAGTAGTGTCCGCCATTGTGCCACTTTGCCGTGGTGGACCCGTCACCGTTGCAGGTCAACCAAATAGCGTTCTCCCATTCGATCCTGCGGTAATTGTCCGCCTTAATGAGAACGAAAAAATTCTCCGTCCCAGCAATCTCGTCCTTCATCGAGAAGGTTAGCAAATCAGCGCTCGCGGGTGACGCGAGCAGCGCCAAAATGATCAAGAATCGCATGCAATTACCTCCGGTTGAACCGGCAGGTTGGCCCTCTTTGCGCCCTTGGGCAAGGCGCTACCCCAAATATGGAGCCTCCCCATGGCAACGCAAAAAGGCCGTCTCCTGCTGGTCAAAATCGGCGACGGGCAAGAGACAGAACAGTTTTCGACCCTCTGCGGGCTGCGTGAAAAGACGTTCGGTTTTTCCGTGAACGAGTCGGATGCAACGCAGGCAGACTATGAAAACCCCGGCGGGCAGATCTGGACGCGGGGCGTTTCGGGTGCGCGCAGGCTCAACGTCAGCGGCACCGGTCTCTTCGAGGACCACGCAACGCTCGAACGCATGCGCTCCATCTGCATTGGTTCCGGTCCGGCAGATACCGTCGATGCTGTCGGCAACTTCCAAGTGATCGTTCCGGGTGATGGCACCTACGAAGCGGAGTTCCACGTCTCGCAGTTCGAACGTGTTGGTCCGCAGGAGGGTGAGATCACCTACTCGCTCACGATGGCGTCGAATGGCCCGCCGGCCTTCACGGCAGAAGCCTGATGGCGATCACGGCTGAGCCGCCTCTTGGCGGCATCGTGGCGGAGCTGGGCGGGAAAACTCGCCCACTCCTGTTGCGGAACGAAGAGATCGAGCGCTTCGAGAAGCATCACGGCTGCGGCATCTTCACTGTCTTCGATGCGCTGTTCGGCGATGGTGATGCCCCGAAGATCCATCAGATCCGCGACCTCGTGGCGCTAGGGCTGGTCGGCGGCGGGCAGCCGGATCGCGCGGCGGATCAGATTGTTGCGTCCATGCCGCCAAGCGCGAATTTCACGCTGCGGCAGATCGCGGGCGACATGATCCTCGCGGCCTTCACGCCTGAGAATCCGGAAAAAAAAAGCGATACGGATGGCTCGTCCGGCACCCCGGGCGGGACAGCGACCGATGGGACGTCCCCGGTCGCATCCGATCCGTCGTCGCCACCGGCCTGAAACCGGCGGACGTGCGCGCCATGACCCCGCGCGACCTGGGCAATTTCATCATCGGCTGGAACGAGGCGCAAAGCGACGAAGTGCAGGCGCCGACGGCTGATGAATATGCGGAACTGGTGAGGAAATATGGCTGAAGCTGTCGAACGCACCGAGCGCATCCGCATCCTGCTGGATCTGGAGAAGGACGCGCACGATAGAGAGGCCCGTGCGGCTGCGCGAGAGATCGTACGGTTAGAAAAGGCCTATGATCCTCTCTCACGGGCCGTCGAAAAGCAGGAAAGGGCCATGCGTCGCCTGTCGAAGCAGTTCGACGCGGGTAAGATCGACGCGCAGCAGTTCAAGCGCCTGCAAGACGGAATCCAGCGGGAATATGACCAGTCTATAGATAAGGCGAACCGCTTTACTGCCGCGCTGGCCGCGAACAACAACGCCCACGGCGGTCTGATCGGGACCGTGACCCGCAACAAGGCAGCGTTCCAGCAGCTCGGCTATCAGGTCGGTGACGCCGCCGTGCAGATCCAGGGCGGCACGAGCGCAATCACCGCTCTGACGCAGCAGGGCTCACAGCTTTTGGGCGTCATGGGGCCGTATGGGGCGATTGCGGGTGCGGTCCTCGCCATCGGCGCGCCCTTGGCTGCGGCATTCTTCGCCGCTGGCGATGAGGCAGAGAGCGCCGCCGACAAGCAGAAGGGGTTGAACGAGGCGACGGACGCCTATGCAGACGCCGCAGAAGCGGCCCGGCGCCCTCTGGCCGATCTACGCGAGGAATATGGATCTCTCGCGGACGAGATGCAGCGTGCCTTTGAGGTGACCAAGGAACTGGCTGGCGTGCAGGCCAGTCGTCGTTTGCAGTCTGCGGCAGATGATATCGCAGAGGGCATGGGGAGCATCGCCGAGTTCGTTCCCGGCGCAGACGATGATGACGGGCAGGCGGCCTATCAGGTCGCGAAGACGTTCCGCCGGATCCGCCGCGAGTTCGACCTAACCGAAGCTCAGGCGCAGGACGTGATGAGTGCGTTCCGCGATCTGAGCCGCGCCGAGGGGCCAGAGGACATCTTGGCCGCTGCGCAGGCTTTGCAGGCACTCATGATCACACTGGCAGGCTCGGTGGAGGCAGCCGGCGACCAGTTTGGTGAGACGTTCACTGGCTTGGCAGATCTTATCGAGAATGCCGCGAAGCAGACAAACGCGGGCATCACTGAGACTGAGCGCCTACTGCGGAAATATGCCGATGCCGAGAGCGATGTTATGCGACTTGGCCGTGAGCGCTCCTCTATTGAGAGGGAGCTTCAGGAGGCGACAGAGGCAGCAGACGAGGCGCGGGTTCGCCGTGCCGAGAAAGCGCTGGAAGTCCTCGACGCTGAGATCCTCAAGACCTTCGAGCTGAAGGATGCCCTGCGCGAGATGGCCGAGCAAGCGAAGGGGGCGTTCGATTGGCTCTCCAAAATGTCCGGTCTGGACATCTCCGGTATGATGCGCGGTGTGTTTGACGGTATTGGTGATACCGTAGAAGACTGGATGACCCGCGCCGAAGGAACGGATGCGGCGAAGGCATTGATCCGAGAGCGTGAGGGCTTCCGTACCGATCCATATTGGGATGTGAACCATTGGCGCGCGGGCTACGGAAGCGACACGGCCACCGATGCGGAGGGCAATGTTCGCACGGTCACGCAAGGGTCTGCTGTGAGCTTCGAGGATGCAGAGCGTGACCTTGAGCGCCGGATCTCGGGCTACTTCAATACTTTGATTGACCGCCTTGGATTCGAGCGCTTCAATGACCTTGAGGCGTCTCAGCAAGCCGCGCTCGCCTCCTTGTTGCACAACTACGGCGAGGGTGAGCTTCGGCAGGGCGGCGATTTGGCGCAGGTGCTTGAGGCGCTCAATGGCAGTAACGACCAGCTAGTGGCGCAGCGCATTGCTGAGCTGGGTTCACACAACAACGGCGTGAACCGCGATCGGCGCCGCGAGGAAGCCCGCGCGTTCGGCGATCCTGCGGCGACGATTGCCGCGCAGGACGCGCGCTCAAAGGCGCAGAAAGAAGCTGACCGGGAAGCTGAGAAGGCGGACAAAGACCGCGCCCGCGCCCTGAAGCAATCGAAGGAGGCTTGGGACGGTCTTCTCGGATCCATGGACCCGATCCTCGCAGCGCAGCAAAAATACAACGCGGCGGTGGAGGTGATGGACGAGGCCGTAGCCAACGGTCAGGCCACTCTCGCCGAAGGTCTCGCCGCGCGGTCCCAGCTATTCAAAGAGTACGGCGAGCAGCTTGAAGGGTCTCTCGATGCGGAGATTTCAAAGCTTGATCAAGCGGTCCAGGACGGAGAAAGCACGGTTTCCGAGGCATTGGACCGGCGCGCTACGCTGATTGAGCGCTACAGCGGCGTCCTTGAGGGCGCTCATCGTGCCGAGCTTGCTGCAATCTCGGAGGCTGAGCGCGCCGGCGAAATCGGCTTGCAGCAGAGCTTAAAGCTCCGCGCAGAGATTCTGCGGGACTATCAGGACTCTCTGGCAGGTCTCAAAGGCAGCGACGTCGAGATCAATGTGCCGGACTTCGAGCCGATCAAACGGGGCTATGAAGGGCTGACGCAGGCGCTTCTGGACGCGAGGCGCGCTGGGGAAAGCGTCGGTGACGCGCTGCGGTCGTGGATCCTCGACGCGACGCTGCAAGCCGCTTTGCGTGACCTTGTAGATCAGTTGGCCAACATGTCGGGGCAGGGTGGCGTCATGGGCGGCATTGGAAGCTTCTTCAGTTGGGCCTTTGGTGATGGCGCTGCCCCCGGCACGCCCGCGCGCAGCGCTAAGGGGAATGCGTTTGCGTCGTCTGGCCAAGTGCAACCATTCGCGAAAGGCGGCGCCTTTACAAACAGCATCGTCAGCACGCCGACGCTCTTCCGGATGGGCGATGGCAAGCTCGGTGAGATGGGTGAGGCCGGGCCGGAGGCTGTGATGCCTCTGGCGCGAAAGGATGGCCGTCTATCCGTGCGCGGAGACGACGGCAGCCTTCTGCCCCTGACCCGCGTGGGTGGCATCCTTGGGGTGTCAATGTCTGGCGTGTCGCAAGATCGCATCGACGCCGTGCGGCAGTTCGCCTCGGGCGCGGCTTTTGGTGGCACTGGCAGGCGACCTGTTGCGCCCGCATCCGGTCGCGCCGGTGCTTCTGCGGTGCCTCCTGTCGTTAGCATGCCGGTCAACATCGAGACCTTGGCGGGCACCACCGCCGAGGTTACCCAGACGCCCGATGGCGGCATGAATATCCGCATGGTGCGCCGGTTCATGCGTGAGGAGCTCGCCAGTGGCAGCATGGACAGCGCAATGCGTCGTCGCTGGGGTGGCCGCCCTCTCCCGAAAGGATCCTGACATGCCAGATTGGCCCGAAAGCCTGCCGTTCTTCGCGGCGGTGGACAGCATGCAGCGTAGCGGCCCGGAGGGCGCTGTTCTTCGAACCCGGATGGACAAGGGGCCGGAGAAGGTTCGGCGGCGCACGAGCGCCACCACGATGACCCGGAGCGGGGAAATGCCCAGCCTCACCTTGGATCAACTGCATCAGTTCGAGACGTTCTTCCGTGAGGATCTGGGGATGGGCGCGATGCGGTTCTCTGCCTCCGATCCGCTGGATGGCCTAGAGCGCGAGTTTCGGTTCATCGGTTCATACGATGTCCGGCGCCGGGGGCAGAAGTTCGCCGTCACCGCCACCCTGGAGATCCTGCCATGACGCATGAGATCAGCACGCGCCTGCGCACGGCGATCTACGCGGAGGAAAGCCCTGAGATCCTGACCACGATCCTGCGGATGACCCATCCCGCATGGGAGGCCCCTGTCTGCCTCGTGAGCAACGGCGAGCCGCTGATCCACGGCGGGGAGACCTATCACCCGTTCCCCTTCACTCTGACGCTGCCTGAGAGTGAGGAGGGCGTGCTGCCGGTTCTGAATTGGGAGGCGCAGAACGTCACGCGGGAGCTGATCCCGCAACTGCGCAGCATCACCGGCGAGATCTACGCGCGGGTGGCGTGGGTGCTGACCTCGACCCCGGACGTGGTCGAGCGCGGGCCGTTCGAGGTGCAGATCTATGGCGTCGAATATGACGCGCTCAAAATCAGCGGGACGATGACCCTTGAGCCGGTGCTGGAGGAACAGTTCGGCTGGCTCACCATGACGCCGGGCAACACCCCGGCGCTGTTCTGAAGGTGTGGCATGCAGAAACTGAAATTCGCTATCATGGCTGTGTCCGCCGTCCTGATTTTCGAGATGGGTCTCGCGCTGTTCCTCACGATTGATCTGCGGCGCCAAGTTTCAGGCCTGAAAGACGCAATCTCACTTCCCGACCAGATCAACCAGAATTTGGCGGAGATGATCCGAGCAGCGCGAGCTGATAGCGGGACCGAGTAAGGAGAACCACCATGAAATCCGAATACGTGAAAGAGGCCGCTGCCTACCTGCGGGGGTATATCCAGCAGCCTGGTCACGATGCCGACCTCGCCGCCGAGCTGTGGTTGCAGATCCTGCTGGGCGCAGACGATGTAGCGGAGGCGACGGAAAATGCCGCCGAAAGCGTGGCCGGGCAGTATTGCTGGAAGCTTGCAGACGGCGGCTTGATGGAGCTGTCGGATGGCACTTGCCGGATCAGGGCGGATTACGTGCCGGTTCCGGGCTGCCGGCAGCTTACGCCGGAGGAGATGGATGAGGTTTCCAAGGATGCGTGCGCCATCTCCTCCTCCGTCACCGATATTCGCGTGACCCCTGATACCGATGGGGTCAGCTATACAGGCGATCTGTCCTCTCGCATTGCCGATGCCGAAGGGCAGATCGCGTCACAATGGAAATCGGTGACCCAGCTCTGCCGCTGCACCGACGATAGCTGCGGTGTCTGCCGCGCCAAGGCTGTGGCAGACGAAGTCGCCAAGCTGAAGGCGCGCCTCGAAGCGCTTGAAGGGGCGGCGGCTCGCGAGAAATTCGATGATGAGCTGCAAAACAGGATCGACGCGGCGTTTGCCCGTCATGACGAGATGTGCGGCCGGCACGGGATCCGCCCGAAGCCCAAGGGCTGATGAGCCTTCCACCATTCCCACGAGAACGGAGAACACCCATGAACGACGAACCCAAAATGTCTGCTTACGAGGTCCATGCGGTTGTGCAGGGGGCCGATCTGGATGCAAAGCGGATCGTCAGCCTTGAGGCGCAGGTGGTTGCACTTGAAACCCGGCTGGCGGCGTTGGAAGGCGTGATGGAGGCCAAGGCCGATGTTTCGGCCTTGGAAAGCGTTGCAGATAATCTTGACGCACTCTCGGCGGAGCTCACAGACCGCTAGGCGATGGCTTTCATCGAAGAGCGGAGAATATCCATCGCGATGCTCTTGAGCTCTTCCTCTTCCTGACTAACGGAATAGTCGGGCTTGCGCTCGTAGCGAAAATTGCAGGACACCATCTCACCATCTTTGAAACGGATTGCTACTCTGGCTTTTCCTGTAGTTCCAACAGGATCACATGTAATCTTGGCTACTGCGCTCACTGTGATTCTCCATCTTTGGTTGTGGTGACCTGATGGTGACTGCCGCCGGACGTTGAGTCCAGCGCCCGGCGGCTACTTCACTGAACTCTCTGGAAAATCTGACATGTGGACCGACGACTGGATCGGCCTGCCATACGCGGAGCGTGGGCGGGGGCCGGAGGCGTTCGATTGCCTGGGGCTTTATCTCGCGCTGCAACGGGTGCGGTTCGGGCGCGAGATCCCGGATCCCGATTGCACGATGCAAGCGGCGCTCAAGCATTCTGTCGTCGATGACCTGCGGCCAAGCTTCGAACGGGTCGAGGTAGCGAAAGAGGGGGACGCCCTCCTGTTTCTCTCCGCTGGTCGTCCGCTGCATCTCGGCTACGCCCTGGGCAACCGGGACATGCTCCACATCGAAGCCCATAGCGGAAGCCGCGTGGACTGCTGGCGCGGCATGCGCTGGATTGGAAAGCTCGAAGGAATTTATCGTGCTCGATGATACCTCTTTGCTCGACGTTGTCGGCCAGAAGCACCCTTTGCGCCGGGACGTTGTGCGCCCCGAGATCCTCTGTGGTGCCACCGTCGCTGACATCGTGCGCGCGATGGATCTCGAAACAGAGCGCTTCGGCCTTCCACTGGTGCGCCTCATCCGCGGCACTGAGATGTCGGTTGTGCCTATCGACATGTGGCGCAAGGTTCGTCCGACGGCTGGAACCCGCGTCGAGGTTGCATTCCCAGTTCGCGATCCCGGATCGCTGGCTTTGATCGCCTCTGCTGCTCTGCCGCAGGCGGCGGCCTGGGCGGCTGGCGCCCTGCATCTGACCGGCCTCGCCTACAGCCTCACCGTGGCCGCGATCACCGTTGTCGGTTCGCTGGCGATCAACAGCCTTATCCCGCCGGCGCAGCAGGGAGGGGCAGGCGGGCCGCAGAACTACGCGATCACCGGCACCGCCAACGCGGCCAACCCTTATGGCGTCTACCCATCGGTGCTTGGCCGCCACCGTATGTTTCCGACCCTGACCGCCTCGGGCTATTCCGAGACCGTGGGCAAGGATATCCACTATCGCGCCCGCATGACCTTCGGCTGGGCTGGAGATGCGGGGGTGATGCTGGAGGATCTGCGCATCGGCAACACGCCGATCTGGGAGTTCAAGGGCGTTGAGCTGGAAATGCTCAACATCGACAAGGACCGCACCCTTGCGGCCATGCCCGAGCTGGCAGAGCTGGTAAAGCCGCGTTCCGAGGAGTCACTGACGCCGAAAGCCCGGCTACGCGAGGTCGGGGACGCCTACACCTTCACGCCAGCGGCTGCGGCGCGCAGCGCGTCTCTCGAGATCTCGGTGACGGCACAACGCGACATCGCCAGCCTCGATCTGGTGCTGGAGGTGTCCGAGGTCGGCAGTGACACCTGGTCCGAGGTGCAGAGCTGGGCCGCCGTGAGCAGCGATGTCAGCTGGACCTCGGAGGATTTTGGAACCGACGGCATTCGCCGGCGCTGGCGCCTGCGGGTGACCGGTGTGAGCTTGCAGGCGGAGGCCGGCACCAGCCAGTTCGCGCTGCTCACCGGCCTTGCCGACGCCGCCACTGTGACGAATGCCAAAGCGACATATCAGGTTGAGGCGACAGGCTGGCGCTATGGGACAGAGACCATGCGTCTCTATCCGAACGATGTCGCCGAGGACGCCTATAACGACCTGCCAGACAAGAACGATCCGATTGTGCGCTACACGCGCGACGAGAGCATTTCGGCCAGCGTCGATATCAGCTTCACCTCCGGACTCTATGACAGCAACGACGGCGATACCCACAAGCACGAGGCGCAGTTTCGCTTTTCCTGGCAGCCCGTCGCCGGCGGCGTCAATGAGGCGGATTGGGTCGATGCCGGCAGCGAGACCTACCGCGCCAAAAGCACGACGCTGATCCGCTTCACCAAGGATATCTCGTTCCCCGAGCCCGGCGAATATGCGATCCGTGTCGAGCGGCTCAACCAGATCGACAATGACACCGGCGACCAGAATGCCGGCTATGTCACCGCGATCCGCTCGGTGCGCGACGGCAATTTGCCGAGCCACGAGGGCATTGCCGAGATCGCCCTGCGCATTAAAGCCAACGACCAGCTCAACGGGCGGATCGACAGCCTCAACGCCGTCGTGCAGCAGCTGGCGCCGGAGCTCGACGGCAATCTGCAATGGACCGAGCCGCGCCCGGTGCGCCATCCGGCATGGATCTACGCGCAGGCCCTGCGCGGGCCGCATCTGCGCCGCCCGGTGACGGATGACCGGATCGACCTTGCCGCGCTCTATGCCTGGGCGGCAGAGGAGCCACACTGGACCTGCGATTACGTGGTGGACACCGCGACCCAGCTTGCGGACGTGCTCGACATCATTTGCGCCGCCGGGCGTGCCCGCCGCACGCTGGCTGATCTGCATTACAGCGTCGTGCGCGACGGGGCGGCGGGGCCGGTGCGTCAGGTCTTCACGCCGCGCAACTCGTGGGACTATCGCGCGAAGCTGACATTCCCTCGCGAGATCCACGGCTTCCGCTGCATGGTCCGTTCCGAGCGTCTCGAATGGCAGGAAGACGAAGTGCTCGTTTTGATGGACGGGTTCACCCGGGACACCGCGACCGAGCTTGAGACCCTGCAACTGCCCGGCACCGTGGTGACCGCCGATGACGAGGACGAGGGCAACACCTACCGGCTTGGTCGCTACCACCTCGCGGCGGCACTGCACCGTCCTGAGACACATTCGTTCAAGGCGGACTGGGAGAGCATTCATATCCAGCAGGGCGACAAGATCCGGCTGGTGCATGACGTGCCCCTTATCGGCGTTGGTGAGGCGCGCGTGAAGGCGCTGACCGTCGAGAATGGCCTCGTCACAAGCATCACGCTGGATGACGTGTTCGACTTCGATCAGGCCAGCTTCCGGATGGTGGTGCGCAATGTGACCGCCGGCATTCACGCCTTCGCCGTGGCCTCGCCGGTGGATCCGCACGCTCGCATCTGGACCCCGACTGTGGGGGTGATCGAAGGTGACATAGCGGTGGGAGATCTGGTGGCCATCGAAGAGACCGAGCAGAGCAGCGCCGACATGCTGGTGATGGCGGTGCGTCCGGAGCAGGACGAAACCGCGCTGATCGAGGTGGTGGACGCTGCTCCGCATGTTTTGGACGCGGCCACAACCGAGATCCCGCCCTATGATCCGGTCATCACCATTCCGCGCCCCGCGGCCTCTGACTTGCCGCCGGCGCCGGTCATCACCGCCGCTTATTCCAATAGCCTCACACAACTCACCCTCCCGGACCTGTCTGTCCGCCCGCGCATCGCCGTGCAGTTGGCGCCCATTGCGTCCCGCGCGGATCTTGAGGGGGTCACCCTGCAGCTGCGCTGGCGGGAGGCTGACGAGGATGAAACGGGCTGGACCTATAGTGAAGCCGTGCCGGCGGGTGAGTACAGCATGCTCACCGGCGCACTCGACGAGGGTGTGAGCTATCTGGTGGAGGTCCGGACCTATGGGCAGGCCGGAAAGACGCGCGGCTGGGTTGCTGCGCCCGCAGAGATCACGGCGACGACAGCCGCACCGGCGCCGCCTGCGATCGTTGTGTCTGCCGTTCCGGCCAGCATTGCCGATGACAGTGGCACCGCCCGCCGCCCGGCGATCCGCCTTTCGTGGGTGGCTCCGACCAACCGCACGGTGCGCGTGACCTGGCAATTGCGCGTGGCCGCGACCGGAGAGGTGATCCATCAGGGTCGTTTTGCCGAGGCATCGGAGACCCCGATCACCCTCTCGGACGGGCTGCTGCCTGGCGTCGATTACGAGATCCGGGCCAGCTTCGTGACCGGCGCGCCGGATCTGCGCAACTGGTCGGACTGGCTGCCGGTGACCGCGCCGGATCTGCGGCTGACCGCCGGCGATATCGCGGATGAGCTGCGCGAGCGGATCGACACCGCGTTCGACCGGCATGACGAGGTGCTGGGGGATGCCACGGGCACGGTTGGCGCGTTGCGCGACTCGATCCTGGCGAGCTTTGCGGGTGTTCCGAGCTTCGAGGCGCTGGACGTCTATCTGCAACAGACGCCGCTGATCACCGCGATTGAGACCGCGCTCGGCCCGCTCTCCGCGCCGGTCTCGCTCTCGGCGCAGATCGACATGGAACGCGACCGCCTCGATCTTGTCCTGCCCCGCATCTACGACATGGAGGACAGCACGGATGACATCTGGCAGCGCCTCATTGATCTCAGAGAGGGGCTGTTTGCGACGGAGACCATGATCCGGGACGCCGGCGTCTATGTCAGCCCCGAGGACGGCACGGTCAGGATCGTCGCGGTCGAGCATCTGGAAGGCCGCTACAGCGACGTGCAGATCAATCTCGACGCCGTGGAAGCCGAGCTATCGGCGCGCGCAACCGTCGCCTATGTCAATCAGACCGTGGCAAACGCGGTGCTCGACCCGACGCAGATCCCGCTCATCGACGATCTCTCGGCCCGGATCTCCACCGCCGAGATCACCCTCGATGCGGTCGAGGGAACGATCACGACGCTCGCCGATACGCTCACGGTCGAGGGCGAGCTTGTTACCATGACGACGGTCACGCAGACGCTGGACAGCCTGCAAGGGCAGATCTCCGACCGGGTGACCTATACCGAGTTCAATACGACAGAGGCCCGGCTGACCGCCGCCGAACAGACGATCTCGTCTTTTCCCGATGAGGCGGCGATCACCAGCGCGGTCGAGGCCTCCCGTGTGCTGTCGGATGATCTCGACGATGCCCTGCAACGCTCGATCATCGAGACCTGGGAGCGTTTCTCGGGAGACGACGCGATCCGCGTGGCCGACGCGCAAGGCAGGGCGGATCTGCGGGCCTATATCAACGAGCGGGACGAGGCCATTGTCGAGGATGTGACGCAGCTGCGCAGCGCGGTAGGGACCAGCGTCGCGCAGATCGAGCAGACGCTTGAGACCCGCGCATCGGACGCCGAAGCCGCGGCGGAGGCAATCACGCAGTTGCAGGTCGATCTGACCGCCACCGGCGGCACGGTTGCGGCGCAGGCGGATGCTCTGGACGATCTGACCACCCGTGTGAGCGAGACCGAGGGCGGGCTGGAGGCGGAGGCCGAACGTCAGACCGTTCTGACCGCCTCGGTGCGGGATATCGGGGACGACCAGGAAGATCTTGCCGAGCTGGGCATTGTCGAGCTGTGGGAGCGTCATCGGGGGCAGGAGGATCTGCGCGCGGGGATCGCCGTTGCGGGCGAGCAGATGCGCAGCTGGGTCGAGGAGGGCCTGGAGGCGGAGGCGTCGCAACGTCTGGTGCTGGGCGCGGCGCTGGCCGATGCCGAGGCCTCTATCGTCGAGGAGCGCACCGCCCGCGCGACGCATGACGAGGCGCTTGCGCAGGACATCGCGCAGCTCACCGCCGATCTGTCCGATGCCGAGGCAGGGGTTGCCGGCAATGCCGCTGCGATCACCGAGGTTTCTACGCGCGTCACGAACGCCGAGGGCACGATCACCGCGCAGGCCTCGGAGATCAACAATCTGGAGGCGACGCTTTCGGTCGCTTCCGGGGCCATCTCGGCGAATGGCGCCGCGATCTCCGGAATCGACACGCGCGTGACCTCTGTCGAAGGCTCGATCACCTCTCAGTCGAACGAAATCACGCAGCTCCAGAGCGGGCTTGCGGCTGCGGAAGGCAATATCGCCGCCAACGGAGATGCGCTTTCCGGGCTGACCACGCGCGTCACGAGCGCCGAAGGGACCATCACTTCGCAGGGGCAGGCGATCACGGCGCTGGAGAACGATCTGACCTCCGCAGAGGGGACTATCAGCTCCACCGCATCGGCCCTCTCGACCCTCGACAGCCGCGTCACCAATGCCGAGGGCACGATAACCTCTCAGGCCAGCGATATCGTGACCCTGCAATCGGGCCTCTCTGCGGCGGAAGATGATATCGCGGGGAACGGCGCCGCAATCGCCGGGGTCGATACGCGGGTCACATCTGCGGAGGGCGCAATCACCTCGCAAGGCCAGGCGATTACCTCGCTGGAAAACGACCTGACCACGGCCGAGGGGAACATCGCCGCGACGGCCACCGGTCTGTCGAACCTGTCCACGCGGGTGACCGACGCAGAGGGGGAGATCTCCTCGATCTCGCAGAGCTTGATCACCCTGCAAGCCGATGTTTCGGATGTGGCCAATGGTGTCGATGCCAATGGGTTCGCACTCGCCTCGCTCGATACCCGCGTCACAAACGCCGAAGGGACCATCACTTCGCAGGCGAGTGAGATCACCCAGTTGCAGAGCGGGCTGACCGCCGCCCAAAGCAATCTCACTGGACAGGCGTCGGCGATCTCCAATCTCGACAGCCGTGTCACGAACGCCGAGGGCACGATCACCTCGCAGGCCTCGGAGATCACGCAGTTGCAGTCTGACCTGTCGAGCGCCGAGATGGGCGTTGCCGGGAATGCCTCGGCCATCGCGGGCATAGACACGCGGGTGAAGGACACCGAGACCGGGCTCACCGCGCAGGCCTCGAGCCTTTCCGGGCTCGAAGCCTCTGTCGGGTCCGTCGAGGCGCGGGTGACGACCATCGAGGGCGCCTATGTGACCTCTGCCGAGGCGGTGACCGCTGTCGAGCAGGAGATATCGGCCAGCTTTGGCAGCCTGACGGCGATGGCCTCGGCGACGGCCTTCGCCAATGCGCAGGCGGGCGGCATCGAGGCCGGCTATGTCTGGCGGCTGAATGACCAGAACGTCATGGAGATGGTGAGCGTCGCGGACGGCACGACCGGCGCGACCGTGACCTATCGGCTTGCCGCCGACTATGTGCAGATCACCGGTCTGACGCAGATCGACCAGGCGGTGATCAACAGCCTTGCGGTCGATAACGGTTTCATCACGAACCTGACGGTGGACACGCTGAATATTGCGAGCGGGGCGATCAATGTCGGCCACCTCGACACGGGCAGTTTCTCCGCATCCGGGCTTGCGGTGTTCGGCGGTGGGCTTGAAAGCGACGATTTCGTTTCGGGAGTAAGCGGTTGGCGTATCACCACGGCTGGCGACGCCGAGTTTAACAGCCTGATCACCCGGGATTCGATTGTCGACGGCGCGGTTTCCAATGGCGCCCGGGCGCGTCTCTACGCGGATGGCGCTCAGGTTTCGGATGAAACGATCATCTGGGAGGAATTGGGCATCGGAGAGTATGCGCCTGAGATCCTCTATACGCTGATGCTTCGGGCGGATCTCAGATACGCCACCGCCTCCGGCGAAGTTGGCGGGGAAAAGAACACCTACCTGAAAACTCAGGTCAGAACCGATGGCGTGACCTGGCACACGCTGTTGAACTGGGACGCCGAGTCGAGCTGGCAGCGCCGATCTCTGTTCGACCCCATTCAGCTGCTGGACGAAACCGACATGCTTCAGGCTGGCACGCTGGATATGCGGCTGCTGTTGCAGACCGAAGACAACGCCGAGCCGGTCCAGAACAATATCCGAAATCTGCTGATCGACGTGCGGGCCATCGTGCGCTGAAGCGAAAGGAGCAATCATGGCAAATTGGTACAGAACCGGCACTGTGTCGGTCTCAACTGGCAGCAACACGGTGACCGGAAGCGGCACCGCATGGGTCGCGAACGCCAAAGTCGGGGAGGAGTTCAGGCTCCTGAATGGTGACGGCTACGAGATCGAAGCCATCGTGAGCGACACGGAGCTGACGCTGGCGCGGAACTTCACGGGATCGACGCAGAGCGGGCAGAGCTATGAGATCGTGCCGATCAAGGGGTTCCTGAAAGCGGCCTATGATGCGCTTCAATCCGGCGTCTCCACGATCAACGGGCATATCGACGGCGCTCTGTCCGGCCGTTTCGGCGATGGCTCGGCCGGGGCGCCGGCGATCAGCTTTCTCAGCAACACATCGACCGGCCTTTATCGCGCCGCTGCAAATCAGATGGGCCTCGCCACCAACGGCATTCGCCGCGTGCTGCTGACCACCTCGGAGATGCGGGTGGACGTTCCGATCACCGGCAGCGCCGTGCAGAGCGATGACGTCGATCATGATCTCACAAAGCTGATGAAGGTCGGCGCATTCGGCCTTGGCGACACCGCGGCAGCCCTTTCCGGCGGCGACAACCTCAGTGACCGTGACATGCAGAACGGGTTCTACTCCTTCGGCGGGACCACGCAGCCCGGCGGCCCGGAAAGCCTGCCCTACGCTTACTCGATGCTGGCCCATAAGAACTTCACGGGTCGGCGTCGGTTTCTCGTCTATCGGGATGGGTCGACCCAGGCCGAGTGCTTCGCGTGGATCGGCGAGCAGCAGGGCGACAACAGCATTCTCTGGCACCGCATCGTCACGCAGGAAACGGGGGTGGTGGGCGCGGTCGCTCAGACTGCCGGCACGCCCACCGGTAAGATCATCGAGCGCGGCAGCAACGCCAGCGGTGAGTATGTCAAGTTTGCCGACGGCACCATGCAGTGCTGGCGCATCGTCAATCACGATCTCGACGATGGCCAGGGGCAGGACTGGTCTTTCCCCGTGACCTTCGTGGGCACGGTCGCTGGCGGTGACATCGGCGTCAACGGCGGCACGGGCGCCATCGCGCAACAATGGAGTGATCGCGGCGGCGTCGCCTTTGCCAGCGGCACCACGAAATGGGTGACCCGCGCGTCGATTGGCGCATCGGCGGGCAACGGCGACACGATCCCGGTCCACCTCTTCGCAACCGGACGCTGGTTCTAAGGAGCAACCTCATGAAAATCATCCTGCACCCGCAACGTCGCGACCTGCCGCTCACGCTTACCAAAGCGGGCGATGTGCTGACCTTCAACGGGGAGGCGTTCGACTTTTCGGCTCTCCCCGCCGGCGCCACGCTGCCGGCCGATGCGATCTCTTCGGACTGGATCACCGGCAAGGTCGAGCGCGATGAGGCCGGCGCGCTGATCGTGCCGGTAGCCCTGCCGCACGGCCCGACCGCGCCCGAGGCCACCCGCTTCCCCGCGCCGCTGGAGAATGTGCCTGACGGCACGGTGGCGCTTCCGATCTACGACGAGCCCGCAGAGGAGCCCCAGGCATGAGCAATATCGACCTCACCAGGATCATCACCGCCGAGGACAAGACGGCGGCGGAGCAGGCGCGGCGCAAGTCGGCGCTGCATGCGGAACGCAGCCGCCGCGTCGAGGCCGGCACTGTGCTTGCCCTGTCATTCGGCTCCATCCCCGTCCAGGGGCGCGCATTCGATCAAAGCGTGATCCTGGGCCTGTCCCAGCGCGCCGCGGCACTCCAATCCGCAGGGGACACGACCACGACGCTGACCTACCGGGATGCCGAGAACGCCATGCACGAGCTCACGGCGGCGCAGTTTCTGGAGCTTGCCGCAGCCGCGACCGCGTGGATCGAGGCGGTGATGCAGGCGAGCTGGACCATGATCGACAGTGGCCAGATCCCGGCAGACTTCGCCGAAGATGCGCACTGGCCGACCTGACCACGCTCGAAACCTGACAACGACAGACCCCGCCGCCGGCGGGCTTTTTTACGGTGACACAATGACTTCTCCAAGATTTGAAAACCGCTGGAACTGGTCAACGATTGCCGCCCTCGTGGCGGTGGTCACATCGCTTGGGGGGTTTTTTGTCACCTACGGCCAGATGCAGACGCGGCTCGATTACATCGAGGAGCGGCGTGAGGCATCCGCGAGTTTGATGCTTGGCCTTGAGGGTCGCATTCGGGCGCTGGAAGCGTCCGGGGCGCGGCAGGACGAACGGCTTGCAGGGATCTACAATCTGCTGAACCGGATCGACACGCGCTTGGAGCGCATCGAGCGCGCAGACTGACGGCCATTCACACACCACCAAACCACCACCGCCCGGCCTCGCGCCGGGCTTTTTCTTTGGAGATCTCCGATGATCAATATCGACCAGCTGGCGGCCATTGCGGGCCGGCCGGCCAATGACAATATGCGCTCCATTCTGCTGGGGCTCCAGACCCACGGCCAGGCGGCGGGGCTCGATCTGCCGCATCGCCTGGCGCAGTATCTCGGGCAGCTCGCCCATGAGATGGGCGGCTTCCTCTGGGATGAGGAGATCTGGGGGCCGACCGCGGCGCAGCGGCGCTACGACACCCGCACCGATCTCGGCAACACCGCTGCCGCCGATGGCGACGGGTACAAGTATCGCGGTCGCACCGGCATGCACATCACCGGCAAGGCGAACACCCGCGCATTCCGCGACTGGTGCCGGGCCGAGATCGACCCCGCCGCGCCGGATTTTGTCGCCGATCCCGACCTGATGAACAGTGATCCCTGGGAGGGGCTCGGGCCGGTCTGGTACTGGCAAAGCCGCGATCTCAACCGCTACGCCGATCAGGGCGATACCGAGATGGTCACCCGCCGGATCAATGGCGGGCTGAACGGCTACAGCGACCGGCTCGCGCGCTACACCCGCGCCGCGCTGGTGCTGCTCGGATACGGTTCCGAGGCGGTGCGGCTCTTCCAGGACGATGCCGGGCTGAGTGTCGACGGCATCGCCGGGCCAAAGACCCGCGCCGCGCTGCATGCGGCGCTGGTGGCCGCCGGGGCAGGGGCGCCGCCTGCGCCCTCGCGCTTTGACACCCTGGCCGACGCTCTGGCGCAGATCCGCGACACGGCAAGCCGCGCCCTGGCCGGCGCGTGACCTCATCAATCACTGGCCGGCGCCTAGCGCCGGTCTTCTCCGCCGCCGCGCGCGGCATTTCCACGCGCCTATGGCGCTAATCGAAAGGACATCCTCATGACTGGCAAAATCGCGCTCTTCCTTCGCGTCTTCATCCTGCTCCCCGCCGCCGGGCTCTTGGCGGCGCTGCCGTTCATCGACCTCGACCGCGCCGCAGGCGTGCTTGCGATTGACATCAACGCCGCCTCGATGGCCCTGGCAGCGCTGATCTATGGCGCCGGCGCGGGCGGCACCTTCGCCTGGTCCCGCTGGGCAAAGGCGCTTGGTGGGGAGACGTGAGGGGGGCGGACGCCCTGTGATGTGATTGATAAGCGAAGGGCCGGTGCGTCTGTAGCCGGCCCCAACCTGCCGTTCGCTTACAGCCCCATGACACAGCGCAGCTTCCCCGAACCGGTCCTTGATGGCCACGTGCAGCGAAATCGGATGGTAAAGGCCGACGACGCGGACTTTGCTGCCATTGGGCAATGTGCTTAAAGAGCGCCATGTTACAGCGCACGATCAATACCAAACGACTACTGCTGCGAGGCTGGAAGCCTGATGATCACGCACCATTTGCGGCAATGTGCGCTGACCCCGACGTCATGCGCTACATCGGAAATGGGAAAACGCGAACCGCGGACGACGCGGCACGATACATCGCGTCCTTCAAGAAAGAGTGGAAAGAGCGGGGCTTTGGGTTGTTTGCTGTCGAATCCAAGCAAACCGGTGACCTGATCGGCTTCACAGGGTTGTCTTGGCCGGACTTCTTACCTGAAGTGTTACCCTCCGTCGAAATCGGTTGGAGGTTTTCCAAGCCGAGTTGGGGGAAAGGCTTCGCAAGCGAAGCGGCGGCTGCCGCTCTTTCATTCGGCGTCAACGAACTGGGCATCACCGATATCGTGAGTATTTACCAGCTCGAGAACGGCGCGTCGGCGCGCATCATGCAAAAGCTCGGCATGATTTTTGACCGACGAACGATTGATCCAACCTGTGAACGCGAGGTTGAGGTCTATCGTCTACCTAAACAATAACGGTAGGTGTGGGCTCGGAGCGGACCTGCGGCGTTGCCGCATGGCGCGCGCTTGGTCATCTGCGGTGCGCGTCGCTCCCGGCCCGGAGCCGACATTCGTGCCAGACGCAGCGGATGACTGATCGCGGCATCATTTAGTATGCTTTCAACAAGCAAGTTCACGCAGTTATCCATTGTAATGGGAGCGTCGTTCTTTGAACGCAGGGCCCACATCAAGAAGGAAGGGCAGACACCTCCTGCCAAATCGGCTCATTACATTGACTCTGTAGGCTCAAGATTTTTGAAGCCAGAGGTTTTTTGGCAATATTTGGAAGATATAAGTTCCCATGGCGGCCCCTATCTACGCCAAGAAGCCCTTCTCTTTGAAGAATTTTCAGAATTTCCTTTGTATTTTTATGCCGATCAACTTGCCCAAGGCCACGAAGCAAGGCTTCTTCTTGGCGGCCCCGCCCCGGTTGGAAGAACGTCTTGTGCAAAATTACACATAGAATTCTTTGCGGAGCGCTAAGCTTCAAATTTTTGATACTTGCCACATTTCCCGCATCATCAAAGGATGTGATTTCACTATCAGAAATCCACGAGGGAACGCCAGCCTCGTTCGGAACCCCGAGTATCTCTGTGATAATAGAATTGCGAATTTCAACACCTTCGACTTCATAATCCGCAATCTGAAGTCTATGAAAAATACAAGATTCAAAAGTAATATTCTTGTAGTGTGCTAGCGTCATGTCGAGAAAGCGAATTTCAGCGCCCGAAATCTGAATGTTGCTGCCGTTGACCTCTTCTGCATCAGAAAATCCGAGGGCGGCAAGTATGTCGGCGGCTAGTACCGAGTTTTCCCTATCTGCAGCTCTCTTAGCGAGAGCGACAGCGGATCTATCATTCATTTGCTCTGATAGTGCTTTTCCGACTACTGACAGTCCTAGAGTATCGAGCGAGTTGACCCAGCGGGTTTCCGAAAGGTCTTCGTCCTGAAACGAAATGTAGTCCGCAAGATCGCTACTCCTAAAGCCATCAACGAGATATTTATCGACGAACCTTCTATCCCGGGAGTCATAAGATATCCGCCCCAAACCCGGAAGCTTCTGTAGTAGAACCGCATCCTCTTCGGCGGGCTCGTAACCGCGTACCGCTTTATAAGCAGATTTTAGGCTTTCTAGAGTTACAGGCTCAACATCTTTGAGAAAATGACGACTTTCCCGACCCAATCTCTTTAGAATCGCAAAAATCGTGTCTTCTTCGAAGTTTGCATTAATCCTTGCCTCTCTTCGGCATATCAATGTGGAGATGTAGGACCACAGCTCAGCTTGGCCGCTGGCTTGATCTAGTCTTATTTTAGATATGTCTCCCTGCAGTTCGACTAGGATTTGATAGAGTAGCGGCCTCTTCGGCAACCACTCAGGCATGTCCATTTCGATCTTAAAGGTCTTCAAGAAGCTCGAGATCTCTTCGGCGCTAAATTCCTCACGGCACTCCAAGTGTAAGAACTTTTTGCTCGATACGCCAACTGAATCTAGCAGTTCATCATCTGAATTAAAGTAGTGCTCTCGGCCCGTAATGATTGTGCTGTGTGCTTTCTCAACAATCTCCCTTATCGGCTTTAAAGTGCGACGACGAATATCTCGAAGTTTCTGCGGGTCATCGCTCCATTGCGTCCCACCCATCTCGTCAAAGCCGTCAAGTAGCAATATCAGCTTTCCACTATTCAAAAGTCGAATTGCCGCTTCTGCCTGGCCATCCAGCCCAAGGCCTTCGAAATGCGCACGAACAATTTGGTTAGCAGACGCCAACGCCCCAACATCTCTAAGGTCAATGGATAGAAAGTTAATATCACTTCTCACATTAAGAGCTTCAAAAACTTCTTTGCAGCAGCGACTCTTCCCACTCCCAAATGTCCCTGTGAGAACGACGTTAAAACCTTGCGTCAAATAGTCGCAAATATCTGAAATTTGGTAGGATTTTGATCTCACTGTGTCGTCATAGGCGACAGGGATGAATGGCTTCTTGTCCGGGTCCCCTGAAATGATATCCACCGCGCTCCCAAATTTTTCATCTTGTCGAATGTTAGAGTACTGGCGCTGATCAAAGAATTCAGAAATATACCCGTCAATTGAAGATATCTTGATGCCATTTTCTTCGGCCGCAGCGCGCATTGAGGCTGTTGGCTCAAGATTGATGACTATCCAGCATTCGCACATAACGTGATCTTGTATAAAGAACTGATTTCTCGTCATCACAAGTCTGTTGACGTCGCCTCGGACTTTATCGACCGTGTTGTTTTTGGTTATTTCTACGATGATCCAATGCCGCTCCGAGACCTTGCAAACGCAGTCGTGATGTACCCCATTCTTTAGTCGTATTGCTTCGGCAGGCGTTCCATACCTTAGGCTTGAGATTTCTCTGACACGATTTTCGAGTTGGCTCCAAGACACTGGTCGCTCCGATCACTAATCCACAAAGATATGGTCATCTTCTTCAGCTTCTTGGTAGCCGCGGGTTGCGCAAATGTCCAACGTTTACAGAATGCAGCTTGACCCACTGTTACTAAAGCGAAATTGCGAAGCGCGTTAGATGCACCAACAAAGAACAGCCCCGTCCAATTAGACATGACTGCTTTGCTGCGCACAGCCGCCATTGGATCAGCATGCAGCGAAGGTCGGTTTCCCGCCCATCGCTCCAAACCTCATCCTGTGCTCGTCGCGACGTTTGTCTTAGGCAGCTTGAAAATAGTTGTGCGGAGCTGGTCCTTCCGCTCACGTTTGTCGGATGTGTGGCCGATTCGTAGATCCAAACCTGCGCGGGACCGATCTCGAGCATTCCGAGATCAAGATCGACCCGATACCGCGTCGCTTCAACGTGAAGCCGACGCAGGATGTCCTTCTGTTCGCCAAGCGGCAACGCGAGGCACACTACGCGCGCTGGTGGCTCGTACCGTCCTGGCACAAGGGAGAACTGAAGGACTGGAAAGCCACGACGTTTAGCGCCCGCATCGAAGACGCGGCGAGCAAGCCGACTTATCGGGCGGTCTGGCGCCATGGCCGCTGCTTGATCCCGGCCGCGGGCTATTACGAATGGACGGGAGAGAAGGGCGCTAAACAACCGCATTTCATCCGCTCCGCCGGCAATGAAGAAACCCTATGGTTCGCGGGGCTCGCGTCGCGCTGGGGCGAGCTGCTCACCTGCACGATCATGACAAGAGCGGCGAACGCGGACGTCTCCGATGTCCATCACCGGATGCCGGTGATCCTCAACTCCGACGAGCGGGACGCCTGGTTGGACGGCAGCGATGAGACCGATCTTGGGGCAGGGGCGATGCTTAGGCATCATCCCGTCGCGCGGTTCGGGGGCAAGGATGACGGTCCCGAACTGATCGAGCCGTTCGACTGA